TTATTTGAGATCCAGATACATGCTTTCCTTTGTTATGACCATAGTATCTATCATCTACTACATTACCCATACCAATTTTTATCGCTTGAGTACCGAATGATCTATCTGTATGTTCATGTGGATCTGTATTAAGCTGCAATCTTAACTATTTAATATCTTGAATTCTAGTTGTTAATCCATTATTAAGTCTTTCAACAGCATTACCATTCGTAACTATCATAGTAGATGGCTTATTTAAGCCTTCTTTATTGAAACTTGTATTTCTATTGTCATTATAGGCCTTGAACTTATCTTGAGGAGCACCAACTTTAACTGCAGATTCGAACAATAACATGTCTATCACACCTAATTCTTCATTATTCATTCTGTCGTATAAATACTTATTATCTGCTTTAGCTAGTATCTTAAACATAGGGAATAATGCCATTTTATCGAATGTAGGTACATTTAATTTAGCTACAGAATCATAGTAATCACCAAAATACATCATCTTTAATGGTTTTATTGATGCTCTTAGAGCTTTACTATACAATTCTGGATTACTAAGAACATCATCTGAAGATTCTAGTATATTATATGCTTCTTCTATCTCAGGAGACCATTCTCCTAAAGCTTGCATAATTCTCTTATACATAGCTGGTCTAATATATACAGCAGCATCTGCTTGATTTATATTACCACTATTATTCTCATCATCATATGCATAAGGATTTGCAGCTTTCTCAGACTGTTTATCAACAAATTTCTTGGAATCATCAGATAAACTGTCATAAGATTCTTGCATTCTATCTTCATTCTTAGTAGCATCAAATAGCTATTTATCTGTCATATCCGGATGCTCTTTTTGTAGCATAGTTCTTATGAAAGATGCTCTAAATATCTATTTCAATGAATCATGATATTCAGATCCTATATTATTATCCTACATAACAGCACTAATAAATTTAGTGTCATTTCGTGGATCTCCTTCTCCCCAGTATGTTCTAAGATTAGTACCAGTAGACAATACAGAAGACAAACGTTTGATTTTATCTACATCTCTCTGGAATATACCTACTTCTTTACTGGACTTCCACTTATAAAAAGCAGGATCTCCAACGAAACACTTTTCTACTTCTTCTATAGATATTGCGTAATTAGTTACAAAATTAGCTATTATACTATATATAGCATCATTAGAATTTATATCGTCGAAAGATGATTGAAACTATGCTTTATATTTTGCATATATATTAGTAGGAAGATTACCAGAAGTAAGTTTACCAGATGAATCCCTAGATATTACTCCTAGTTTAATAGCTTCTTCTACTTCTTGATCTACTCTTCTTAATAACATTCTATTAAGAATATCATGCATACCAGCTACATCTTCTATGAACAATTTTCTGATATTGTCTAAAGTTTCATTAATTAACTTTGGATCATTGCTTTCTTCTGCAGATTGTAATAGAGCATTTAATGAACGTATTTCTCCATCAGGCATTATTATTTGGTTAAAATATCTGAATCTACCACCATTTCCACCTGATTTCATTTTACCATCTTTACCTATTTTGCCGTGATAGTTAGAATAATATCTCGATCTTCCTTGTTCTACGTCAGACTTTGTATTATAATATTCAGTAATAGCATTAAATTCGTCTACAAAATAATTATAGAATATATTTAAAGTATTTTTACTAAATCTACGATCAACTGGCACTTCTATTGTTTCTCCTTCAAAGTTTGTAGTTGCAATGACAGAATGTAAAAAATCTTTAGGAACATCTATTCCTTCTATGCTGTACCATGTCTTTTTATCAGACATAGTAGGTAGAACTAATCTATTATTTTCAGATAAAGTTAACTTTGTGATATAATCTTCTAATGGAGTTATACCAAAATAGTCTCTACTGGTATCTGTTAATTCATCATTAATAGCTAATAAAGTATGCAGTTTTAATTTAGGTTTGTTTTTTCCTAGCAGTGCTTTTAAAATAAGACTATTCTTACAATAAGGAGTATTGCTTAAGTTCTGCAATTTTCCATATGCGTTAGTGTTCAACCATCTGATCTAATCGGACATATAGTTGTTCTATGTGATAGGATATACTAAGCTACCATCTGCTCCAGTTACACTAAATTCTTCTGGAGTAGGATGTGTTTCTCCATATGCTATAGCCATTAAGTTCAATACGCTGTTTGGATTATAATAATTAAATATCTTATCTGCACTAATAGTCACTCCTCTAAATTTAGTAACTAAAGTTTTATTAGCTGCCATTGCTCTAATATTCTCATATACAGAGTTTCTTATAGAATTTATGGCTGCTCCATTTTTAGAGTCTGTATTTTTAGTTCTGAATATTAAGTTGAAGGCATCTACACCATCTATTCCAGTAGATTCTTTAGTACTTATACTACCTAATAAATAAGTAAGAGCATCATTGTCAAAATTGATACCTAGATTATTAACTAAATCTAGAAAGTCATTCTTAATATCTTCAAACAATTTTATATTTTCAGGAGTACGTTTACCTTTTAATATTAGATTAAGACCAGAATCTATTCTATTTATTAATTTAGTTATTTCTGCTAGAGCTTTAGAATTTATAACAGATCTGTTTTTACTATCTGTAGTAATCATAGTAGACAGCATAAAATTCTGCGACCATTGGGACGGAAGTCTAGCTATTTTTCTTAAGTTATCACTGTCTTGTACCTCCCAAGTTCTTTTTCCTAATTCAGGATTAACGTTTGCTGTGGATTTAATATCAATAGTATCCATACTATTCTTAGCACTCTGTATAGTAGTTAACAACTAAGTAATAGTATTTTCAGGAAGCGGATATTCAGGATTATCTATATAATCTCTGAGAGTAGCAAAGAATGGATCTGATTTCGCTAATCTTCTTACTTTTGATAACAAATCGTTCCAATCATTAGAAGACCATAAATTCTCTAATATTTTATTCCAAGTAATATCAAATGGTTGTACTACATCCATATCAAAGATAGGATCTTTAATAGTATCTGTGACCTTTCCATCTTCTGTAAGAATAAACTTACTTTTAGGAATAGAATAGAAGAACAACTTAGCATTAAATGCTACATTAGCTTTTTTACTTATTTCGTATGAATTTCTATCCCATATATTATCATAAGTATCTCCAGTATCTTTAGACATCTATTCAGCAACTTCTGTTTCTTCTCTTTCAATACTCTTAATACCTAATTCTTGTAGAAAAGCTCTAATTTGTTTAGCAAATATTTCTTTATTCTTTAATACATCTTCTACTATTTGTTTATTAGTAGGATTCTCATCGTATACTCCATAATCGTAGTTATATTGTATTATATTAAATACGTCGTCTAACTTCAAATTACGTATGTCATCCATAGTACGAATATTCAAAGTAGCAAGAGCTGTACTGCTCAATGATTCTATAATATTGTACATAGTAGATGCATTAGTTATATGCGGTGTAGACTTTTGTTGAACATCTGATATACCAGGAGCATAATAATACATGCCTTCTGGATGTCTTTTAGCAAATTCTGATAGTATTTCCTGTCCGATAAACGGTTTACTATTTCTAAATTTACCAGATCTTATAGCTTGAAACAATGTCTACTATGCATTAAGTGGTCTATTACGGAAAGATGTAACAAGATTCCACAAAGCTTTGAAGAATTTTTTCATCCTATATATAGGGGAAATATTAGATTCATTTATCATATAGGTTCTGAATTCCTCTGCTAATACTTCTTCCATTTGATCTTTGGTATACCCTTTATATTCAGGATGAGCTTTTATATAATCCGAATATACCTAATTTCTCTGTTCTTCACTAAGAATTAGTTGACTTACATAGTGAAATGCTTCGTGATATTCTATACCCTATCCAGCCTATTCAGACAAAACTATCTGTGGATTAAATTCTTTGAATATTCTATTAAAAGATACTTTCATTAAACCATATACTTCTGGAGCATCAGCCATTCTCATAACAGCTCCAGTAACAAATACATTATCAATATCTAGACCTAATTTATCTTTTAACCATTTTCTAGCCTTCTATTCATCAAACTTACCTCTTCCTTTTGTAGTAGAATAAAGACCTGAACTTTTCTTCAGTTTAGCTACAATTGGATTATGACTTGGCAGCATTACAGTAGTACCATCTTCTTTAAGGATATATTCCCATCTTGGTTTAGGAGTAAGCCCCATAGACAATGCTTCATCTTTAGATAGAAGTTTGTCTTTAGAAGATGGCTTACTAGCTGGAGTTATCGCTTCTTGTTTTACTTCAGTATCTTGTGTACTTTCAGCAGGTACGTTATCTTTTCTAGGAATTTCTGTAGTAGTAGGTCCAGTTATAGTAGGAGTAACAGGAGTAGGATCCCCTACTTCTTGCGCTCCATCTGCATATATAAAAGGATCTTTAAATGCCTGTTCTCCTACACTAGTTTTTATTACTTGATGATTAATCATCCAAGACATTAATATAGGGGCTTCTTCATGAGCTCTAACTACTTCTCCTTTATCGTTCTTGGTAAGTCCTAGATCCTACATAGTGAATATCAGATCATCACAGTTTAGTACTCTATAATAATCTGTTTTATATTCATTCATATACTGTATAGCATGTTCTACAATGCTATCTGGAATAGGATCTTGCATCATTTGTTTGTCAGTATTCCAGTGTATATTATTAGATATATCTCTAATAGTTTGCCAAGCTTCTGCTTCTGAAAATACAGGTTGACCCTTAGCATCTTTTACTTTAAGATACTTAGTAGTATAGAATCCTTCAGGAGTTCTACTTCCATACATCAAAAAGGTTTCTCCTTTTTCGTTTTGGAAAGAATGTAACGTCTTCCTAACATAGAATGATAACTTTTCTACACGAGAGTCACCCAGAGTAATAGTAGATGGTCCATGATTACATAAGATATTCAATATATCTTTATATACCTATTGATTACTTATTGGCAATGTACCGGTAACTAGTCTAAATACTAATTCAGCACTGGTAAGAGGTATACGTTTGCCATTATCATCATATTTAGCTTTACCATTAGGAGTATAAGATGTAACGAGGGTGCTAGATCCTCCTGGTATGAAATGTCTTTTCTCAGATAGCATAATTGGAGCACTAACTCTCTAAGATGGAGTATTGGCTACTTTTGGAATTATGTATAATTTACCGGCATATCCTGTTCCCTAAGCACTTGTCTTAGTAGAACCATCAAACTATACTATAGTAAATGCATCTGCCGGATCAAGAGGAAAAGGACCTTTACCGTAACCAAATTCTACTTCTCCAGACAATATTTGGTCACTCATTTCATATGGATCAGCACTAAGTCCAAATTCAGGTACACTTGTTAATGATCTGTATATAGGATTATTACCTTCCTATTGGCTGTTTATAGAACCATTACTTTGTCGTAAATTTACTGGAACAATGCCATCTTGAGGAACAGTTGGTAAATTCACATTAGGATCATTAAAATAATTAGGAGCATATTTTCTTATATATTTACCAATTATCTCTCTTCTAAGTTCTCGTAATTTACGTACTTCCTCATGCTATTTGTATAATGGAACGTTCCATTTCATTATTTTTACTCTGGCTTTATCTGGAGTATACAATGCTGCATTATATATATATTTCTTACCGTTTACATTTTCTTCAATTATCATATGTACTGCAAGTCTATCCGCAGCATCTTTTTCCATTTTTCTAGTTTCTTTAGAATCTGTGACTATATAGTATACTTTCTATTTAGATAACCAACCTGGTATAGCTAACTTCTTAGACAATTCAGAACCAGGCATTCTAGTTCCATTGAATTTGACATCTATAGATTTACCTTTTATTTGGGTCTATATAGGCATTACTTCTGTGTTATCATACGCAAAGAAGAATGTAGAATGGATTCTATTAGTCTCTACTTTTTTCTTACTGTCTAAACCAGGACTCTTATCACTTTGACCTAATAGTTCTGCAGCTCTAGTAGTAGCTGCCAGATCTACAGAGTCTAGTTCTTCCATAGCATTTTGTAAAGCTAATTGACTATCTTCTATATGAGTTCCTAGAGATGGGTCTTCATTACCAACCCATACATCAGTTCCATCAGAATATACCATATTTGATGGTTCTTCTATCGTAATTGTTACATCCTATGTATTAGATCCATCGAATGACTCTGCTGTAACAATTACCTTAGTAGGTTCATCAGGCTATTTTGCAGTGGCTACCTCTATAGGCTAATCCGTTTTCTCTTCTTTATCTTGTTCTTCTACAGTAGGTTGTGGGGATTCATCAGCAACAGTAGATTCAATAACCTATTGTGGGGTTTGATCCTATGTATCAGGTTCTACACCATCTTCTACAGCAATAGGTTGCCCATCTTCTACTTGCTCTAGTTTCGCTCTTATTGCATCTTCTTGCAGTACATCATCTGATACTCTATCTAATTCAGATGCTTCTGTCGGAGTGTCAGTTTCTACTCTATCCTCTGGAAGTATTCCTGTACTATCCTCCATCAATATCTTGTTAGGATCCTATTCTAAAGTATCCTCTAATATTCTATCTACATCCTCCTATGTAGATAACTATACTTCATCTACTGGTGGTTGTTCTTGAGTAGAAGAGTCTGCAGAATCTACAGTGGCTTGGGCAGTTGTTCTGTTCTATTCTGTATGCTCTGTAGTAACATTTACTTCATCTGGAGTATCACTTTTTTCTCTATTTACTTGAGGTTTTATTTCAGGTTGGTCTATTACTTTTTCTTGAGTATCAGATTGTTCTTTATCATTAGCTAACTGTTCTGAAGTTTGTTCTCCGTCATTTTCAGCAGCTCTGTGCCCAGTCTCTTGCTCAATTTCAGTTTTAGCCTATGTTTCTTCTTGAATATCTCTTCTATTATTACTTAAAAATAAAGAATTGGCTAGAAATCTTTCAGTCTACTCTACATTAGCATCATTCTCTAGAGCACTCCATTGATCTTGAATAGTCTTATTATAGTAAGCAATTACTTGTTTCTTAGTTGGTTCTTCATCTGTACTATGCTGTTGTTTATATTTCTCAGAATATTTCTATAGTACGTTCTATTTATCTTCATCTGATAAATTGGAATATATAGGTTTACTTTCTACTAAATATCTATCCTTTGTAGATAGTCTACCTGTAGTATAAGCATTAAGCTATGCATTTAAACTGCTAAGAATACCAGTATTTAATGCATTTATAGCCATTTCTTGTTCTAATTCCTGTTTATTTCCGAAATCTGGAGCCTTAGACATTATATGGTCGATCCACTTATCTTTCTATCTTAAACTATTTTGTTCTCCTTGTAGATCTTTTAGTGAATCGTTTATGTACTTTAACATACCCTCTACACCAGTAGTAGATACCTATATTCCATATTCGTCCTTTAACTATTCCAAAGTCTTCTTTCTAGATGTAAGATCTCTTTTCAGATTAGTAAGAGTGTCTGTCAAGGTTCTAGAACTAACAGCGTTTACTATTGATGATTTAAATTGCTGCTTTGTTATTGGTTCTGCATTCTATTTTCTTTGTGCGTTAGCATAAGCTTCATATTCTGAATTTATAAATGAATTAAAATCATTTACATCTTCATTATTTATTATAGAGTTATTAATGTCACTTATACGTTTATCACTTTCGTTTTTAGCATTTAAAGCATCCTTCTACTTATCATAAAGGCTTACAGTAGTCTATACAAATCTCTCAAAAAATTTATCTTTTTTACGATCTACACCTATATCTTTTAGATTCTGATCAATAAGCTTATTTCTATAAATAGCAGATACATCTTTTGCAAGACGTATATCATCATCAATCATATCATCTGTAACACCTTCTGTTTTATACTTTTTGAAATCTTCTAAACTAATAGTAAGACTGTTGATATCTTTACCTTTTCTAGAGTAATCCAGAAATTGAGCTATTTTAAAGTTATTTTCGGCATTTTCGAAGCCTTTGGCAGCTAATGCTCTTACTACGTTATCTCCTTGTAATTGATGTCTGATATCATTGATATTGGTTAGACTTGCTCCACTTCCCATAAGAGCTCCGATAAATCCTCCAATACCCATCTCTATCTTTAATTGTTCATCAGTGTTATATTTATCATCCCAGTGCATACCTCTATATGCTAAATTAGCTTCTAAAGCCAATCTACCAGCTGTGGCAGCACCTCTAAATATATTATATGTATCTGGTACCTATGCATTATCAGGAAGATCCTAGTACCATCTTCCTATCATTCCTTGCTATCCTTCTTCAGTACTTTCAAACAACCATCTCTTACCCAAAGCTAATGCCATATCTGTTCCAGCGTCTCTAACATGTTTAGCCTTCATTCTAGTCACCGGACTTTTCATAAGTTTAACTGCAGCTTTATCTATCTTTGAGTTAAGTTTAGACAAAAGAGCAGCAGTTGTTTTGTTTTTAGTAGCCAAATCTACAGCTTTGTTCATTATAGCTTTGAACCCTATAGACTTATTCAACAACTTACCACCATAACTTAAACCTAAGTTTTCAGCATAATCACCTAGAGCTAATGCGTTGTTAGTCTCTTCTATCTATGTTAAACCCTTGCGAGCATCTTTGGCAAAAGTATTGTAGTTATTATCTTTAGTAGGTATATTGTATGCTAAACCAAACTACAACGTTTCCATTTCATCCATCTTATCAGTATCATAGCCCATAGCTTTCAAACCAGCTACGTAGTCGTTCAATACTGTAGATAAGTCAAATTTACCATCAGCTGCAGCAGTTGCTAGTTTTTCAACATAGTTGGACATTACTTCTCCTGCAGTTTCTTTATGTCTGAAATATTGTGTAAATAGAGAGTTGACAACAGCTTCCCCAGCAGCCCAAGCTAATGGACTACCTCCTAATTTGGTACCATATTTTATACCAAGTGCAGTAAGCATTTGCCATCCCATACCTTGTAGTTCTGAGGCACTACTACCAATGTGTAATAAACCATACTACCATGTAGAGGGATCTAAAGCAGATATTTGAACTTCACTACGTTTTCTATCAAGTACAGGATCTATAGCATCTGGATTATAAAACAGAGGCATTGGTACTACTCCAAATAATGGATCATGTAACCAGTGTGCTGTTTTCAAACTCTATTGTTTATCTTTAAGCTCTGTAGATTTACTATCGTATTCTAACTTAGCATCATCTAATTGCTTTTGTAGATTGGCAGCTTTTACTTCTAATTGACTTAACGCAGCAGGATTATTCTATGTAAAATCTATATTATTTTGTTTCCAAGATAAGTCTGCATAATAAGCCCATAATTTTCCTTCTGCTAATTGATTTCTTACTGTAGAAGCTTCTATTGTTCTACTTGGCAATAAAGGATTTACAGACTCTGTTACAGCTCCATAGAATACATTGCTTAGATAAGGATTAGTCTTAGCTTTTTCTTTTATATCTTCCTGTAATTTCAATAACTCTTCAAGTTTCTGTTGTGAGGCTTGAATGAGATCTGTATTCTACGGGTTAGCTTTTAACTGATTTTGGAGTTGTATATACTCTTTCTAACCCTATATATAATTCTGCGCTTCTTCAATCTCCGGTAACCACTTACCTTCAGTGTCCATTAACTCTTTCTACCTAGAAGTAACATTTAAAGACAAAGCGTCTCTGGTATTTATATTGAGAGCTTGTTCTGCTAATGTAGTAGTCTTTCCGGATGAATCTTTTGTTGGTTTAAACAATTCGTAGGCAGCCTTACTACTACCTACTATAGCAGTAGGTATAGGATTGGTCATAAAAGCAACTGCCTTATTTACAGCCTCTAATCCTTTTCTAAAAGAACTATAATCAGATTCATCATTTGATTCTGTAGTATCTGTATCCTATTCCTAAGTAGATGGAACATATTCATCATCTATATGTCCATAATCTCCAGTACCAAATTGACTATCGCTAGTTCTATTTATTATTGATAAAAAATCGTCAGAAAATTTCATAAGTTATTATATTAAAGGTTTTCTTCCTAAGATAACATATCTTGTATATCTTGTGTTTTTGTTTGTATTCCAAGATTCTTGTCCATCCAAGCTGCATCAGAAGTTATAGCAGCTTCTCCACTTCTAGGTAATTGCTGTAGTACAGTAATTCTGATAGTTTTTACAGGAGTACTTGAAGATGTGGTAGTACTCTCTAAATTTCCTCTATTGTCATATCTTTCTGTAGTTTTAGGACCTGCATCCACAGTTACTGGAGTACCCAAAGCTGATAATGATTTTCTGTCTATTCTGGCTTTTAATAATTGATCTTCTGGAATGTATGCATGTTTTACTACATATATATCATTACCGTCAGATATCATTCTCTAATCAGAAGATATTTTAAAGTTAGAGAAATTATTTCCATCATTCCACAGACTAATAAACTTCTATAATCCTTTGTCAGCATCTTTTCCAATTGTGTTATATACTAATTCTTTGGCTAACTTAAAGTTTGAACTATTATTTGCTGTGTAGAAACCATATTTATCCTATTTTCCTGTAGTACCATAAGCCGCATACTTATCAGAAGCTTCATAGCTTATAGGAGTAGACATAAGATCAATCACAGCATTTTCTGCAGTACTTCTTCTTCTTGTATCTTTTAGTACCTGATCATAGTAATTTTTCATTTTACTTTCTACATAACCTGGATTTTTAAGATTAAGAACCTCTTGTTGCTTTTCAGGAGAAAGGGCTTTAAAACCTTGTTCTGCAAATGCATCTACTTCCTATGGAGTAAGATTGGTAAACTTAAGTAAGTGATTCCTGGTAGCATCTGATTCTAGTACTCTGGTAAGATTGAGTAAATTATTGGCAGTATTAGCAGCAGACGCATACTTGCGTTGTAACCTCATATTTTCTATAGCCATAGGATCTCTATCGGCTTTATTCCATGTATACTCTCTACCTGCAGTATATATCTCATTAAGTAATTGTTGTTGAGCCTGTTCAGGATTAAGACCCATCTTCTAATATGTCTCTAGATATTTCTAGTACTGAGGAGTATTCTGTATACTTGACAAATTTTTCTGTAGTTGAGCATCTGTCATTTCATCAGTAACACCATTCCATAAGAATCCATTCTTAGCACCAAGGAATTCCCCTTTCAAGTTATTAACATAAGGTTCTACGAGTTCACGTATAGACATATATGGTAATGGAGTAATATCGTCAAATATCTTACTATTTACTGTATCATAGTTAGCAAAGTCTACATCATGCCATAATGGGTTAAATCTATTCTCTAACATGAGTTTTTGATTAACCTCCTAACGTTTTAGCATTGCATCTCTACTAGATCTTAAATTACTTAAAGTACCATAATCTACGCTATTTATCATAGACTATAGTTGAGATCTAAAAGCTGCATCTTTTAAGGCATCAGGATTAGACACCATTTGATTAATAGCATTCTGGAAATCCTATCTACCTATAGTAAGATCATAGTATCTCTGTGTATCTATCTAAGACGGTGATTGGAACTCACCGAATTTCTACAGTTGAGTTCCAAACTATTGAGCTGCTTCGTCTACAGCAGCTTTCTATGCTGCACCTATTCGATATAATTCTCCAAAATTGATAGGTACATAAGTATTTATAAATTGAGCCTATGCGGCTTGATCATACATATTTGCTGCCATAATTATCCTTTCTTAAATTTTTTCATAAATGATGCAAAATCTTTAGAACTATAACCAGCTTCAAGAAACGGTCCATACATATCCAACATAGCCATATCTCTACTCTTCTGGTTTTTCATCAACTGTTTATTTTGTGCATACTGACTTAATTGAGTTAAAGCAGTTCTCTGAATATTTCTAGCAGCTGCCCTGCTTCTAGCATTCATGTCAATAGCCATATTAGTAGCATTAACTCTTTGTTGTCCGAGACTGTTTAAAGTATTAGCATATTCACCAGCATATTGATTGTTAACATTACTAGCCGTAGAATATAAATCAGCGATGGCTTTATCAGCGGCTATTTGACTCTACAACCTGTAAGCCAAGTTAGCTCCTGTACTCGGATTATAATTAGCAGCATTGTAATTACTTATAGATCTATTTTCTCTAATAGCTCTCTTAGCTGGACTAATATCAAATTTACGATTAGCCATAGTAGATCTAATTTGTGATTCGTAAGGATTATATGTAGCATTAAACTATTCTGGTCTTGCATACATATTTGATATAGTCGGAGCTAACGCTGAAATATCAGTAAGTATATCATTTATACTATGTGACCAGTTTTTGTTATCTGTTGGATTACTACTTGAATTATCTGTGGTATTAGTAGTTCTTGTTGTAGCTATATAAGGAGCTACTTCGTCTTCTACTCTTGACATAGTCTCTTCACTGAGATCCAATTCATTATTTACAGGCTCTATCAAAGTATTCTTTTTAGAAGAAGGCATTCTAGTAATACCAGTAGTTTTTCTAGTTCCTGTTGTAACTGTTGCAGGAGGTGTTGATACATTTGTTATTGCCTACTCTGCACTAGTTGATCTAGGAGATCCTGTCGCAGATAACAACCAATACGGTACTCCACCTCTCCATTCTCCGCTGTTTACTAAAGCATCAGATGCTAATGTCTTAGCAGCAAGAGAAGAGGCATTTGTAAAGTAATTAGGAACAGATCTTCTAGATACAGCTATTTGTTCATCAGGCACTCTAGAATAAACTTCATTGTTCAGATCAATGTTGTTTTCTATTAACTAAGGAGCTTTTCTAACGTACTTACTGGGTTTATATTCATTTCTCGGAAACACTGTATCTAATTTAGCTTGAGGCTGTATATCATATAAATTACCAATTGATTCCCCATTATATGGAGTATAGGTTCCTGTTTTACTATCTTTTATCCATTTTCTTCCAGCCCTAGTAATAATATCACCGTTTGCAGCAGCTTGTATCCCATTCTTGGTTTTTCTACTTACTTTAGTGCCTTCCTATATAGCAAACAATTTATTGTAAATAGCCTAATCATTCATCTCATTAAGCATTGCAGCGTTTTCTGCATATTTATCAGTTCTAGTTGTCTTCTTTTTAGACATTAATCTCTTACCCATCTGTGCGAATGTTTCTTTACTTCCTGGTACTTTTCTTTTATCACTAAGTATTCTAGTACCTTCTGGCAGATCAACCAAATTACTATCTGTAGGTTTACCTTCTTCTGGCACTTCTGCAATGACTCCTTGTGGAGTATTAAGTAGTTCACCATCATCTACATATGCTAAACTACTAGTCATTCCTCCTTGTGCCATTGTTTGTATATCATTATCATAATCGTCGTAAAACTCCTGTTCATTAATACTTCCCATCTACAAACTAGCCTAATTACTTCTAGCATTAGATTGTGCCTATTCAGCCTAACGACGTAGCTTTCTCCTGTTCCTAGCACCTCCTCTAATACCTGTACCATATTTGATATCAACAGTATCATCATATGGATTCTTAGATACAGATACAGAACCTTTCTTACCAGTAATACCAGAAGCTAATCCAGCTACACCACCTACTATAGCACCAACAGGACCACCAACTGCAAAACCTGCAGCTGCTCCTTTAGCAGTACCAGATATAGTACCCATTGCTGTTTGCATTCTAGATTCACTTACAGTAGAAGCTGTAGCAGGACCTGTAATATTACTGATCATTGAATTAATTGCATCGCCAGCTTGACCTATTCCTGCCATACCACCACCTCCAGATCCACCAGATCCTCCAAACATATTCGCAAAATTACTAGATTGCAAGAAATTAGCAGAACTAGTAGGTTTAGCATTACCAGGAGCATATGCCTATACTGACTGTGGAGCTGTTAATTGTGTAGGTAGCTGAGAATTGAAATCGGTTCGCATATATGGTGTCATACCTCCACCTACATATTTTTTTCTTTTATTTATCTTTTTCATATCATTGAATATCTATATGTCGTGTTTATATTAGGGAGTCTGAAGTTGTGTTGATCATTGCAATTAATAATATAATCACATATCATATACTTACCTTTCATTCTACCAGGAAGAGACATGTCATCTACACTAGTTTTCTCCCTACCAACAGCAAACCTAAATGTATCTTCTCGCTGTTCTATTGGATTATTTACTTCTGTATTATCTTTAAATATAGTTCCTTCTTGAGTCTTTGTAGTGAATTTAATAACTTGCATCATCTTTCTAACATCGTCAAATTCTCCACTAAAGAACACATTATCAAACGTCTTAGTTAACAACGGATCTTTATTAATTACTATCTATAATCTAGACTTCAATTCATTTAACGGAAAATCTGCACTTTCTTTTATTATCTAGTCCTTAATATACAAGAGTTTGTCTGGGAATGATAAGTAATTATCTGGATTAAATGTTCTAAACGAAGAGAACTATTGAATTTGTTCATCATAAGTAAGCACTTTATCTTCAAATCCCATCTGTACTTCATTAAACTTAGGATCATATATACTTACTTTTGCTTTTTGTTTATCTGTATTTAACCATGATTGAACACTCTTAGCTTTGGATAATTTCTATACTCCATTACCATATGAACATATTTCATTCTTACTATCATCATACCAATATAAACCATTAGGACTAGTTACAATACTTTTATCATTTGGTGTATCAGATCCATTAGATGTAGTTAAATAGTCATATCTATCCAGTACACCACCAGTACCTAATACTAGAGGAGCTTGATTGTTATCTGTTATAAGTGATCTATCGTTTACAGATGCTATTCCTACGGCATCTTTCTACCAGAATAATAACTGATTATTAAACTGCTTTAAGTTTGTAATATCTCCATGAGATGAATCTACATCAAGATAATCTGCTGGTTTAAATGATGTCCAACTATCTGATATCTCATTAGCAGTCTTAGTACCAGAGTATCTAATTCTATTACCAGATTGCAAATTGCTAATAGAGTAATTAGAATCTGTTACATACATCTAAGCATCTGGCTATCTAGAGTAGGCATCATTATATGCAAAATATGGTTTACTCTATGTATGACCACCATATGATGCACCAGAGATAGATAATGATAAATATGGATCTACATAATCTAGATCACTAGATCCAACTCTAGATGCAGAACTACCATACAATAAAGCAAGATTAATAGTAGTCTCAAAAGGAATATAGTCTGAAACTGTAACTCCACAGTTCACATCGGGACTTTGTACACCTCCCCAGAATTGAGGAATATACATTACAGTTTTATGATCTAATACTCCTAAATAAGTATCACCACCAAATACTATAGCGTTACGATCAGATAAGTCATGATATGTATATGTGCTTATATAAGTAGAGTTGCTACGAGCACTATAAGTGTTTCCACTGTATGGTATATTGTTAGTTTTTATATTAACTACTGGTGTAGTAAATTGAGTATAATTAAACTCTCTAATAAGATCAGCAATAGTACCAGAAACTCTAGGACTCATAGGTTCTGTACCAGCTCTATCTATGTTTATATTCTGTTGTACACCTATATTATTGTTATCTCTAGTGACAACAACACAATTTCCATAGTAACCAGTCTTATTATATATTTCTTGATTATCCTATCTACCATTCATACTTACAGTAGCATTAAGATAAGTTTTACCAGATATAGAAGAATGTTTAGATGCTGCATCCGGCCAAGAGAATCCTTCCATTATAATAGGACTAACAGATTCATTTATATCAAATTTACCCCTAGTAGTTCCAAATCCAGTATAGTGAGCTATATATCTCTTTCCTATCAAATTAGTTATACCAGTCCACTCTGCTGCATTTCCTACCATGAATATATCATTAAGAGCCTCTGAACTAGAACTTGCTATTGAACCTACTCTAGAACTTTGGCTAGCGTATTCATTAGTAACTGCTACTCCACTTTTTACCTACTATGTTCTATTAGATTTAACGTAATAGCCATATGCTGTAGCTTGTCCACCAACAGAACTTATATGTTCTTTATGATTAGTTCTGGGATCTAATTTCAAACACATATCTGCTCTACAACCTTTGACACTCTTTGCCATATCATCCTAATTAGCATCAATTTCTGGACTAATAAGTGTTGATATATAGTTGTCAACTCTTTCAGATACCATCCACTAATAGCTGGTGTTGCCAATAATAGAATCGGTTATCTAACCTACTTTCTGCCAACTATTTCCCAGGAATGTATATGGTCTTCTGGTATTCTCAGATGCTATATCATATTCTGCATCTCTAACAGAATGATATGGATATGATACAGTTCCAGATAATAGAGCTTGAGTTAATATAGTTCTATCTTCCTTTGTTCTATTACATCTTACTATCTGATATGCTTTAGCTCCATCAGGATAATTCTTTATTTTAAAGTTTATACCAATTGCTTTTCCATAAAGAGTAAGATCTTGTACATACCATGGACATGCTTCCCAACAATGAGGGAATTTAATATCTCCAATCCAATATACTGGAGTAGCAACATTTCTTTCATTAAAGAATACAATACCAAATCTATATACTTCGTCTCTCTGATATCCTTTATACTTACTAGCAAAGTAAGGATCAGCATAATTTCTGAATCTGCTTATGCCGGATGCTCCTAGAGATATCTAGGATACAGTAGAACCATTAAGATTGTTTATGGTAATCTTATCACTAGTAGTAACAGGAGTATTTATAGTAAGAGTGTTTGTGAAGTTATCATCTAGCATTACATCTGTAGTAACGAATTCATAGTCTATATTTAGACCAGTACCTCCTAACGTAGTACTACCAAACTAATACTTACATACATCTCTATTACTAAAATCAGGATCTTGACCATTATACGGATTAATACAGTCATGAGATTCTGGTATAGAACTCAAAGTACTATTAAGATTAGAATTTGTTACTATTACTTCTATATTCTGATCTTTACTAGAACCATTAAGTATTAACTTGTTACTGGCAGTAAATCTATATGATCTAGCATCGTATTGTGGTTTCCATGTAGATTCTTTGATATTAGCTGCGAACAATATATTATCCTTAGATTCTATAGTAGCCGCAGTAAATGTACTCTCTTGTATCTTATTAAACTCTTCTATAGTAATAGTATTTATTACATTACCGCCAGTATCATTAAATATGTATTCATTAGTAGGAGATGATATCTCATTTTCTTGAAATATTTCAATCTAAGGATCCTCAGTAAAGTCATTATACTTTATACGAATCAGTCTGATATTATCAAATAATCCTTCAGGTACATCATTTAATTTAACTTTAAAGTTAACGCTTTTACCAGAGTTTACATCCTTATTATTACCCATATAGTTCTTCTATCCTCCTGATACTTCACTATTAGTAAGATGTATAGCATTACTAACTGGAGAGAAGTTAGTAGCAGAACCACGAGCATTAAATAACTGATAAGAGTACTGTACTATACCAGTAGTCAATGAACCTCCTCCCAATGATATTACTTCTGGTGCTCCGAGTAAAGTAGATATTTGTATATCCAACAGACTAGTATTCTTTAGATTACCATTAGAGTCTAGTAAAGGATTACCGTTAGGAGTTTGCATATATCTACCGTCCATTATATTAAGAGTCTTAATAGTCTGATCTGGAGAGGCTATATAGATTTTAATAATAGTAGCAGATTCATAGTTAGCTACTATTTTTACTTTAGAACTTACATTATAACCCAGTTCACCTTTAACTATTACTGTAGCTTTTAATGGCAGATCATCATAACCTTCTACTCTATATATTCTGCATATTTTAGTACCATCTACAGTAAGTATGACACCATACTTATCAACTGTAGTAGCAGCTAGTACTGTTTCATTGGGGTTCAAGAAGTCTCCTCCCTCTACCATTCTAGTATCCTATACATTCTGCAACACACCTGTGGTACCATCAGTATCAGTAATTACACGTACATTCTCCGCATATCTATACTGATTGTCTGGTATCATAGTTACATCTGTATCTAGATTCATACCACCAACGAAAGTATTTGTCTATAATGTATTAGTCATTATCTATTCCAATTATAAAGTATTTGTTCATCTCCTGTACTCTCAAAGAATGTATCATGATCTCTCATCTCAGTATAAGGTTTGTGCCATACATTCTTAATAGTTTCCAATTCATCTACAGTAGGCATCATAGCTTCTGCATATGCCTATCTACGGTAGAAGTTCCATGAGTTTCTCATATCGTAGTATATGTTCTAATTCAGCTGTCCTTTTAAATATTTAGGATAAGACATCTTCATTGCTACATACCAGAATATAGCTTCAAAGTATGATGGTATATCAGGTATCATAGGCATACTATCTTCATCAGTAATAATAGCATGATATGATATTTTTAACCACCCACATGGTACATTAACAGTAATATATCCAGGTTTAGTAGAGTATTGTAAGCTTGTATTAAATGTCGCAGGATTACCTATAATAAGTCTGCCATTATTACTAGGTATAGTATATTGATTTACTAAAGCACTTAATGTCTACTTAACATTAACATCTTCATTAAGAATATCAATAGCTTCCTTATCTGTATTAACATTGAATATGTTCTTTACTAAAGGTATAAGTGCATTATCCTTTATTAACATTTTAGGATTACATTCACCACATTTCTTATATACACCAAAAGAGTTGGTAACCTTTCTCATTGGCAACCAACCACATCCGTTTTCAAAAGAAAACGCTACTTGATTTAATCTATATAAATCACAAGGTAATTTAGCTTGGTAATCTACTACCTATATGTTTGCTACTTTATGTTCTAACTGCTGTACTGCTCCTATCTTTTCCATCGCTTCACCGATCCATTCGCGTACATCAGTTATTCTTATTTCATCTTCTTTTAAATCCAAGTCGGCTATGATCTTAGCTAACACAGCCTTTGAACTAATTAACTTATTATCTATCATAACCTTATTTGATTGTAGTATAATCGTGTTCTCTGTTCTTAATTATTTGAGCTAATCTGCGTTTGTTCGCTCTAGAAGCTACAAACTAATATTTCGTCTTATTTGTTAGTAAACAATCCTTTTTACTCCATAAGAATCTAAACTTATAGTAATTACTGTGTTCATTAATGAAGTATACAGCTTTACCTTGTACTTTACTTTCATGATAGTCTATCCTAAGACTCTTGTTATCAAAGTTCTTAGGCTATCGTTTTACTATACTTAGATTTCCAAGTCTACACGGTAGTTTGAATTCTCTACTATTTTCCATTATCTCTTCTACGATATACTTAAAGTAATCTTCAACAATTTGTCTGTATGTTTTGTAATCAACATCATATACAGTTTCCCTTTCGATATAAGATAAGTAGAACTCATAGAAGTCGCTTATTGTATAAGATTTCTTCATTGCTATCTAACATTAATGTTCTACATATCATCTCTAGAGTTATTAGTTTCGTCTGATGGCATCTGATGCATGATATTCAATTCTTTAGTAAATATCATATCTTTGATTACAGGTATCATATGCGCAGGTGCAGGATATGAACTATCAGGATCAAAACATTCATTGATATCAGCAGGGTTTTCAGCTATTACTCCTATCTCTACCCATTCAAGCTGGTGATCATTACCCGGATCTTCTACATACAATCTATTGTTTTTGATGTATGCTATATAGTCTCCGCAAGTATATTTTCTATACTTTTGATATTTCATCTTAGTTTCATTTCCTAACTGTATTAAGTTACCGTACATGTCTTTAACATATACCAAACCTGTTCTAAAATGAAAGTCTATCAGTTTAGGTAGTTCTATGTCACTTCTATATTCTATATGACTTGCTGTACTATCTATTCTATCAATGTGTACACATGGAATAGTTTGAACATACATAGGATTTATATCTCTACCCTTATCTATGTCCTGCTTGATGAGTACAGCTCTATAGTTGTGAATCCATTGCTCAATCTATATTCTACTTATATGTTCTGATTCAGCAACAGAACTATTGCGCAATTCAAGTAGAATATCATCAATAATAGTATTCAGTGTGTTTAATTTCATAATGCATTATTTATTAAATATCTTTATAACGTATTTAGATGCGTTCTAAGCCATTTTATAGGTGTAGTAGTACAATTGGTCAAGTAATATAATAGCGTTTGTCTAGAAGTCTTAAAATAAAAAAAGGCTAGTATTAACTAGCCTCATTCATTGCTTTCTGCATATTCTATGGTAACATCTATTTCATCTAAGGTGGAACCATATTACTTGCCTGTTTTATTAAATCTTTAAGTTCTCTAACCTAATCTTGTAATTCCTATATTCTAGGATCTTCCTTTTCAGGTTCTTTCTCTGTATAATCTAACTACTTAAGTATAGCTTCACATTTAGTCATTTCTTCGTCATACCTAGCAACAGCTTCTTTTTTCGCTTTATATTCATTGTAGCTAGATTTAACCATATTAACTATATGTTGTTTGTCTGTAGCTACAGTAAGACCTAGTTGAGTATCATTAATTAATGATTTGCCTTCCTCTACTGTTAACTTCTTTTGTTCACCACCGCAACTTATAACTATGTCTACCAACTTCTTTCTATTCTAGTTAGGCATTGGAAACTACTATGGTGGCAGTGGTTCATCATACACTTTAGATACACTTACTATATTACCGGCAAAGTAATTAGTACTCTTCTTAAATGTACCTATGATTTCTAATACGTATATAGGATCACCTATACTCAATTGCGAAAATGTTATCATAATAAGTATTTGTTTAAGGGCTCCGAAGAGCCCTTGTTAATATTAAGCTGCCTGTGCAGCTATGTTTGTAGGATATGCATTTACTAATTGATAAGTGTTATTACATTTATTATAGTAAATCAAATATCTGAAATTGAGTTGTAAGTCACCGGCTTGTACTTCTTCTTGTAATGCATTACGAAGCATGCTTTGAGTAGTATTGTTCTCTGCATTATCATCTGATAAACCAACTGGAAGAGAAGCGTCAGCTGTAGCAGATGCCTGTTTTACATCCAAGAAAAACAGTCCTTCTTTAGGCAAACTAAGGAATTCCTGATGATTTACGTCATATCTTACTTCTGTAGTAGTAGCAGATACACCTGTAGTTCTAAGTACCGGTATACCAGAAATAGTATTCAATCTTCTGCGACGTCTACCGAAGAAGAACGGATTAAAAGGACCAAACGGAAATAGTGTTTGTTGTGTATTATAGAAAGGAAACATAATTACCTCCTTTCTTATTAGCAACCACAGTTGTTATAACCTACTCCGTAGTTTGCATAAGTGTCACCAGCAAAAGCTCCATACGCAGCAGCTCTGAAAACTTCTGGATTATAAACAGACAGCTGAGGATATGGTACACTTACCGTATTAGGAAGTTTGCACTTGATACCATCAACGTCAGATTGCAATGCATTTAACTTAGTAACGATAGGCGTAGTAGCCTGACTTATCATTGTACCAAATGTAGCAGTCTGATGTTCTTGACTTAACTGAGATGCTAGTGTAGAGTTTTTCTCACGCAGAGAGTCAATTTTGTCAAGTAGTGCCTGATTTTGCATAGCATCAAGTTTTGCTATAATAGCATTAGTATTTGCAGTACCATTATCACGCAGAGACAAAGTATTGCTGTTCATTGTGTTAACCAAGTTGTTAGTCTGATTGCATACAGCCAACTGGTTTTCGTAACCCATCTTAGTTAGGTTAAGATTTACACCATCTATAGATCTCTAAGTGGTGCAGCAGCAGTTTGCCAATTCAGAAGCAAGAGATGCATTACCTGAAGTGATAGCATTTATTACTTGCTGACTGGACAACTTAGTATCACAAGCAATCTGATTTACACTAGCATTAATAGTATTCAATGCACTCTATACTGAGTTAAAGTCACAATTCAAAGTATTAGACAAGTTGCTGATAGCTTCTTTATTGCCATTGATAGCCTGCATCAACAGACTGGTATTAGCATCAGTATTCAATTGAGAAGCAAGTTGAGAAGCTTCGCCACCTCTGTTACCGAAGCCGTTGCCTCCCCAGCCTCCCCAGCAGAAGAAGATCAGGATAATCCAGATCCACCACCATCCGCCGTTACCGCCGAATCCGCCATTGTTATTCATCATAGCCATCAAAGCAGCAGGGTCCATACCTTTATTTGCATTCTGCATTAAAGCAGCCAGACCAGCGTCAAAACCGCGGTCTTGAAGGATAATTTTATCTTCTAACATAATTGATTTTATTTAGGATTGATTTAATTTGATTAATATCTAATATAACGTACAGAACGACCACGTTTAAGTTCATCCTCGTAAGGAAACATTCTTTCCTTCTCATAATCCCTCTCATCGTATTCTCTGTCATATTCTCTACGTCTACCATATGAAGATCTTCCCATTCTTCCACCTCTACGGTAAGTTCCATAGGGTTCGTCATCGTCATCATCTTCATCTTCATATTTGCTGTAGTTTCTATCGAAGTATTCTTCTTCTGCATCTCTCAGCTTATCGCACATTACATAAATATAATAGTACCACATTTTACCTTCATCAATGTCTTTGTCACATATCCAGGCTTTAGCTAACTCTACGAAATACTTAGAGTTATTAGAACCTGTCATGTTAACAATTACTTTGTAGTAATCTGAGTAAACCATATTCAATGCAACATACCAATCATACTTATTGAACTTGCTATCAAAGCGAATTCCGTATTGATTTGCAAGAGCAGAAGTTTCTTCTACAGACCAATGTTGGCCTCTAGATCCGTCTTCGTTTTCCATCTTACTTACAGCTTTACGTGCATGTTCTTCATCAAAGTGAGGACCATGTTTAGCTTCATAAGCTTTTGTACGGATTATTCTATGCATATTATTATTGATTAATATTATAGATTGATTTTATTTACTAATCTCTATTATTCTAGTATCTGTTACTTTGATAAGTTTGTTAGAGTTGTTAATCGTATATTTTCTGTGAATATCTTTTTTAAAATCAAAGTGGAAGAATCTGGCTAGCCACGTCTTATACTTATTACGATATTCTTTCTTTTCTTCTACAAACAGCGTTTGCTAGTTTTTTAAATCTAATGTGGCTGTTAAGATTGAGTCTTTTCTACTTACTATGATAGTTGTTAAATCATTTAACTTTAATTCCTAAGTAAAGTCAACCTCTTTGGTTTTAATTACTGTTTTGACGGAATCTTTAACTTCGGTATTGATTACCTGTGCCTATACCAGATTCTTGTCTTTGATTTTTAATTTCTCTTTAGTATCGTTCAACTATTGTACTATACTATCTCTACTAGTATTAAGATCAGATATAGTTAGTTGTAACGTTCGATTTTCTTTTCTACTTGAATCTAATAACGATTCATAATATTCACTATTATTGGATAGTCTAGCTATTTCCTTGTCCTTCTTTTGTAGCTGCTTGTACATAAAAAAAGCACTTACCGACAGTATACATATGAAACCTATGGTAAGTGCTCTGAAATGTGTTGCAAGCCAGTTAACTACTGATATTATTGCTGTTATCATTGTTATTTGGTTTAAAATCTTTTATATCTAAATCTACTCCTAGATACTTTTCACCTTTAGCTTTGATAACTTTGCCTAGTACTTTTTCTAATACTTTACATATTTTGCAATCCGGATGTAAGTCCTTCATTGATTCTAGCCAGGATATGAATTCAGTTCCACATATCATACCAGATACAAACTCTACGGCATGTAAGTTCAATGAGGTAACTATATGAGTATCTATAACGTATGCTCCTACTATCAACAATGTAGCTTCAAATACTTTATTAATAGTTTTCCATAACTTATAAGACTCGATATGTTTGTGTCCGTATTTCCTTGATACTTTGTAACCTAATATGACATCTATCAGTATAAAACTAGTTGCCGCAATTATAGCTACCTAAACTGGTGCTAAGAAAGATGCTATTCCAGCAAAGCAACTGCTGGCGAATCTTCCTGCGCTACTGAATATACTTTTGAACAAAGTCATTATTGAATCTCCTATATTGTGAATCATAGCAAGTATTTTGAGAAAGTAAAAAACCCTGAGAGATTGCTCTGACAGGGATGATATTTTATCTGAGATATACCTTAAAAACGTATGTTATTGCGTTAGGTTTTCTTCTTCTTACTTTTTGATATGTATCGCAATAGCTCTTTATGTTTAGTCATCTTACTAAATAAATTACGACCATTACAGTACTTAATCCAACCTATATAACTACATATTTTCTATCGATAAGTACTCTTGTCTAGGTTATCTTTTTTGTTCAATTTACTTACTCTTTTACAGAAATTCTTCTTAATATATTTTCTTAATAGAGTGTGAGTATGAAATATCTTATACCCTACAAAATCTATTCCTCTATCGTCAACTTTAAATATTTGCCAGTTGTCTTTAAAGTTAATATTAAGTCTTTCTTCTAAGTACTACTTCATATCCTTAAATAACTATCTTAAATAGTCTTTGTCTCCATGAAGTATTACAATATCATCTGCGTATCTGAAATAGTATTTTATATGTTTTTCTTCTTTGATCCAGTGATCTAGATATGTTAAATATAGATTAGCAAAGAATTGTGATAAGTAATTACCAATTGGTACTCCCTATGCAGAATCTATTATTTCATCTAACATAATTAATAATTTCTTATCTTTTACTTTTCTTCTTATTAGCTATTTTAATATATCATGATCTATTGAAGGATAAAATTTTCTGACATCTAACTTAAGACAGTATTTTGTATTGGCTTCATCTTTCAGTGCGAACTTAACATCTTTCAGAGCTTTATGTATACCACGATTTTTTATACAACTATAAGTTCCTTTAATGAAGGATGATACCCAAATAGGTTCCATAATATTCATAATAGCATGATGTACTATTCTATCTGGATAGTATGGAAGCTTGAATATTTCTCTTTCTTTAGGTTCATATATCTTGAATATATAATATTCAGAAGTCTTATATTCACCATCTATTAATTTCTTCTATAGATCTAAAAGTAATTTTTCTCTATTCTTATCAAAATTAATTATTTCAGGTCTATGTTGTTTTTGTCTTCTAGCTCTTTTATCCGCTAGATATAAATTGTCTAAAGTTACTATTTTGTCAAATAAATTATTATATCTTTTCATCTGTAATCCATTACCGAGTTTTCACGAAAAAAGTTACTAACACAGTTAATTAGTATGTTATCTTTTACCAAGGGGTAAGGTCTCCCTCCACAGTCTCTTAATTTCTTTATTTGTTTAATTACGGATTCAGTGTACTGACATTAGCATTAGCATTGCTGAGCTCATTGTTAGAATTAACATTGAGTAAGCCTGAATTAGCACTATTACTCGCATTACTGCTTAATGATGAGGAACAACCTATCTATATTTTTAATTAAATTACGGTATATAGATTAACCGAGTACCGACATAAGCATAAGCATAGCCGAGCCCAGAGAGAGAAAGAACATAGAGCAAGCCCGAAAGAGCACCATGACCCGCATCCCCGCCTATTAATGTTAGCCTATCAGTTGTACTATTATTAGTCCAATTGTAGTCACACCAATAAGTTGTAGTACTACCACCAAATGCTTCATCTATTGGAGGAAGTATGTCAAATGCTGCATTGTATACCAATTTCTTCTTATAACCTTCAGTAATAGCAGTACTACATTGATAGTCATAATCAGATATATCAGTAGATCCAAATGTACTTAAGTCGGTATTTATATAAACGTCATTTTTATTAGTTTGTGCATTAAAATGCACAAGTGTGTCTATACAATTTTTCCATACATGACCAAATGGATTTTCAATACCTCTATAAGTAGGAACATTATAAGACTTCTGAGTTGCAACACCTTCTGCATCAGTACTATTAACAGTAACAGAAGTTATACCAGTAGAGTTTCCATGTTCGTCTGTACTTCCACAAGGTATAAAACTCCATGTATCAACTCCATTTACTTTAATATTACCTGTAGTAACTCCATCTCCTAAGCCTCCTTGATGATATCCTTCTGCAGTTAATTCGGCATTGAAAGCTTTCTAACTGTTGGTACATGCATATTCAACTAAGTAAAGCACAGTAAGTATTCTATGAGCTCTGTAAGTATACATGTTCCAATTCGTAGTACTGGAGTTATTAGCCCTAGCTCTAGATTGCATAGTAGTTCTATTAATGTTTACTACTGGAGTGATAGATCCATTGTTAATAGATTTTAACACATTGTCTACATTAGATGCTTCATATGCAGAAATATAGAACTTTTCCACATGTTCAGCTTCTGGAATATGAGGATCTGCTGGATATAAGTTCAAGTATACAGTAGTATCATCTCTCATACATTTATACCAGAACTCTGGTATTTCTACCATAGTATTTAATGTCATGTCTCTATCAGTACCATCTTCATACTTGGTTCTATCTGTAGCATTAAGATATTTAACTGTTCCATCAGAAGTAATCGTGCAAGACTTCATCTTAGAATGTATAGGGAGTTCTTTATGCCAAGGCATATACCCGGTTCTAGTCAATAATGTACTCTACGGTTCTATAGGAAAGCTAACTCCATAATAGTTAGTAAATACATTAACATCGCCAAGATATGCAGCTACAATATTTTTATCTCCTAATTTCATATTATTCGTGAATTAAATATAGTGTTTTAGAATCTTTAACAGACAAAGTGTCATATTCTGTCTAAGTCATAGATACTATAGTAGATACTTCATCAGATGTTACACAGTGACTCAAGTCTACTGTTTCAGATAACTTATCCCATTCAGCAGGACTAGCTACAATACATACATAGTTAGCACCAGTATCTGTTAGATTATATACGTCTCCAACTACAGCTGTAGCAGGTAGTGCTTCGAAATTAGCTACAGAACCTTTCACTCTATATACAGATGCTACTTTAGCATCTACTTGTTCCTTAGTATATGCATCCTAAATGCCATAACCAGACAGAGTAGTAGCTTTATTTGCTTTATTGGCTAGTTCTTTGTTAATAGATTCAATTAGATCATTATCAGTAATAGTACTCCATTCAGATCCAGTCCATGCTTTAATACATCTACCATATGGATCAGTTTGTAAGTCTATCCAATACTGTACTTCTTTGTGATTGGGGGTTGACTTACTAGGTACGAAATTTATAGTTTCTCTCATAGTTGTTCTTCTTTATTAGTCCATTTATCACTGCTTAACAATTTCTGTAATTCTTCTCCTTCATAGGTAGGATACGGATATACTACTTCCGGAGTTTCATCTTCTTCTGTTAAAGGTAATGTCATTGCTGATGGGAATAGTAATTCATAGTTAGCAACTTTCATGATTACTTCAGTTCCATCTACACTATAACGAAATACTAAATGCATTTCGTCTAGTGTATTTTGTGTTATATCAATCAGCATCTCGGCTGGTACAACAATATATTTCATTCTTGTATAAATATTGGGTTATTAAAATCAATTATCTCGTCTCTCTCCATTAGATTCTTTAGGAAGTTAATCTCTAGTAACGATATGGTTTTCGGATAGAGGATTAGTTTGTAGAATACCATACTGGTATGTCCATTACTAAATTTAGCTACTGTAATTCCACTATCATCAGTATTCTCCCCCTTATTAATAGAAGTCCCATTAAAGCTATTGACAGTTTGCCAATTTATTCCATCAGCTATACCTTGTATAATATTATATTGACCAAAATTAAATTGCCATTTATTACTATAATCAGCAATAAATGCACCACCATTAACTTTGTGCATTCCTTTCAGCAAAGTTGCCCCGTTATTAGGAATATTCAGAATAGTCCTTTTACAAATATAAGTATAATCCGTAAACGCAGGAATATTAGCATTCTCACTATAATCAGTTACTCCATCATATACTAATCCATTCTCGTATTCAGGAAGAACTTCGATAGTTACATTACATGATTCAGGTGCAGTACCAGTAAATATGAATCCTATCCAATCACTATTGCTTGTTAAACTTCCATCACTTGCAAAAGATTTAGGAATGATATAAATACCATCATTATTTATTTCAAAACCTTTAACAGTAGTATCAGAAGAAGATTCAAGATATGAATAATGTAATCCAAAGTTTTCTCCGAGTCCAGTAACTTTTATCTTGTAAGAAGGATAATCTATATTTCTTGATGTTAATTTTCCATCTAACTTTATATGACTATAAAGCAATCCATAACTGGTATCGAATTTAGTAACATTGATAATATTATGACTACTGGTAAGTATAAAATTACCATCGTTAGGAATTAGATTTGCATAAGTCTTATTAGTACCAAATACTGCAGGATAACCATTATAACCTGACATGCCTTCATAAGCTAAGTTATTATTAATCAAATCATAATCACCTATGGCTACACCTCTTTGTTGAATGGTTGCCTTATCTTCATCGAGATTAGTTTTGCCATAAGCATCCCAGTAATAAGGAGGTAACTCTACCTTAGCTTCAATACCTACATACTCATTCAGCTGTTTAATCTTATCATCTGTTGAGATGTTATCGAAGAGCATGAAGTCGTAGAGAGCTAAACTACCATAGTTAGAATTCATATACGACTTGCCAATAATAGGATTGATATTACCTGCTGCGTAAGAAGTATCTAATATTTCTACAATATTATGAGTAACGTTTCTTAATTGACTAGCAATAATATATTCATTTCTAATACCATCAATATATGTAGTACCAGCAGTATTTCTTCCTTTATAAGCAGGAACTGTAATAGAATCACTTGGGTTATTATAATCAGAACAATATATTGCAAAACCTCCACTACCTCTTTGGTCATATATGATACTATTAATGGTATTCCAATTCACCTTCATCAACACTTGTTTGCCACCGACCGTAGTAGGAATATTAACAGAGTCATCTACACCATCAAGACAGTATGCTCCTTCGTATTCAGGCAGAACTTTGATAGTAATATCACTTAAAAAATTGGTAACTCCTTCTTCAATTGGACTTATTGAAAAACCTACCATAGCATTATTAATCAAAGCCTCTGTCGGAAGGAATGATTTGGGTAGTTCATGAGTACCATTTCCAAGATATAGATTTGTTTCCTTAGTTGCATCGCTTGTTGCTAAATACTTATATATAAATTTAGACCTACCTTCTAACCCTTTAATTTCAATCTTAAAAGGAGGTATTTCTTTTATATTTTGAAGATTACCATTATATTTAACATAAGAATATAACAAAGCTAAACCTGCATTTAGAACATTAGTAATATGAATAGTATTACTAGTAATACTAGTAACATATCCGTTAGATTCATTCGCCCAAGTTTTATTAGCACCAAACACAACAGGATATCCATTCACCCCACTCATTCCTGCGTAGGCGGAATTATTTATCTTACCATGATTACCATGACCGGATATATCGGGGATATAACCTAGTATCTTATAACTGCTGTTTGGTATTCTTAACCTTCTAGGAGATAGAATACATTTCGGTTCATTATTATCAAGAAGATAAGTTGCAGTACAAGTAAATATCATTGATTTTTCAACAACATAACTATTTCCTTCTAATGCTTTTCCATTTAGTTTATGGTTACTAGTATTATACAGCCCTGCTAGAATATTTGCATTAGATACTGACTTAGTTTTAGTAATAGTATTTCCAACTTTTGCTTTACCACCCCAAGAAATCAAATTACCATTTTCATCTGTAAATTCAAATAACAGTGGATACGGCTGAACAATGTCCTCGTATCTGATATACTCGTCAATAGTGATGTCTATCTTTTGAGGGGACTTGGAAGTTAGATTGAAATCATATTGATATATGTTATTATTAGCATCATGAAATTTAAAAGTAGCTGGAATTCCATTAACAGTAATAGATTTTATTTCATTAACAGGACTACTACTTAAACGTATGTGCATACCAATAGAAGAACCAACCGTAAGATAAGTCCCATTTTCTACTTTCTCATTTTTATAATAAAATACGATATTGCCATACGAAGCATTACTCTTAATAACAGGTCTAAACTCCACCATATCTGGATACAGCGTACCCAGCTTGTGCTTCTTCAACTGACGCTCGATCAAGAACTCGGACATACTATAGGGGAAGAGCATTAAAGACCAAAGACATATAGCAGAATATTGTACTCCATTACCAAATTTACCTAATGTAATACCACCCCCTGTGGAGATTGCATTTCCCTTAGGTATAACATATCCCATATATGAATAAGTAGACTGATATACTATCTTTTTATTTATATCTAGTGGAATATCAGTAGTACGTGATGCACCATAACTAAATGATATAGCATTAGAACCAGTATTCCAATGTTCTACTATAAATGGAGTTTGATCTTCAACTATATTAGAACTTACTAAAGGCACTTGATTATTAATAAGATTATTATATGCTCTATTCATAATCAAAGTATAATCCTTCAATCCCAAGTCTCCTACAAACTGCCCGAAGTCATTTACTCCGTCAAGGCAGAGAGCACCTGCGTGGGAAGGGATTTGTGTGATGGTTATATCACAAGAAGCATTATAAACGTTCTCTCCACCAAAACGTATATCTATACTTGTAGTATCATCGGGTGGAGTTACAGTGTATATACCATCTTCCTTTATTGAATGATAATCAATAGTGTTTGCTCTATTTACTTTAATCTCTACTGACAAGCCATAACTCTTATATAAATCTGTCATTCCTTTAAAGTCAGCCGAATAAGTACCATTGATAGAATCATAATAAACAATACGAGCGTATTTATTCCCTTGTGTAACATTAACCTTCCAGTTAGGATAATTATATTTACCTATACCACTATCTCCATCCCAAGCAATATTGTTCAACTGAATATCCCTACCGTTACCGGAAAAGTCAATCAGCTTGTCGCCAAACTCTGCGTGGTTCTCGTTGGTGATTCCCTGCTTGATGGTGTTACACAGTATATCAGGTTTAAGAGTTCTATCTAAGTTGAAGTAAGCGATTACTTGGTTGATTTGGTCGGTAGTCAGTACCTTGTTGGCGATGATTGTCCAGTACCAAGCGACTTGACTTGCTTCGGTTAATTCACTAATTCTTCCTACAACACTGAATTTAGCATCAAATATTGTTTGTAAACTATTAGTTGACTTAACATAATAATCTGCTTCATCTCCTAATATGTTTTTTATATCAGATTTAGTATTATTAATTAATGACGCACTATAACCGTATATCCCAGTTTTACCGTAATTATAAACATCGCTTCTAACGTGTTCTCTGGAATTACTATTTTCTATATAATTAGTAGTTGCTATGGTATATGTAGAATTTAAATCTATCTGATGAATCATACTAACAACAGTAACCTCATCAGTAATATCCATCTCCTGTACGGTCTTGGTGGAAGTAATCAGGTCGTCGATTCCGTCGGTGACGAAGGCACCATAGTAAGGACTATCTTTATCTGCGTAGCCACTTCCTTCAGTGTAAGCTGCGTTGCTAATCACAAACGGATTGTCAGGGTCCACCAAGTTCTTGACTATAGCTCTATCAGAATCATTATTAGTCTTATTGCCAACTATAACTACAGCTTTAAGAGAGGCTAATACTTCTGGATCTATATAAGGTAGATCTGATTCCATATTACCAATCTTCCACTCTCCTAAGACACATGAACCTACTTTAGTGAATAGACTAATACGTATCCACGTATTCTTAAATTCACTTAGGTCTATAGAATCTGTATTAGTATAGATTCTTTTTAAAGTAGTATCTCCATATGCTATTACCTTTACTTCAATTGTACCTATATAGTTAGCTGGTTCTGCAGTAGACTCATTGTCTGGCTGCAGATACCTAGTTAGCCTTGGAAATACATAGTATGCCTAAGGATTAATGAATATAGGATTATATAAAATTGTTTTCATCTGTATCCTCCTCTGTATTACTTAATAGTAATAGTAATCTCTTCTCCATTCTCTACTGCTTCTTGCATCTTATCATACAATGCTTTAAACGTCACAGTACTTTCTATTACTTTACCAACGACATTATTTTTTCCTACTAATAAGCATCCATCTGTATCCTCCTCTGTATTACCGATGTGAATTAGTATGCCATCGAAACCAGGTATATCTAATAGTCTAGGTAATTTACCATTACAGAATTTGTATTGTTTATATTTACTAAACTTAGGAGATACGATATCTAAAGTAACTTTATATGTACCAGTAGGTATAGCAGTCTTACCATATACTTTGGCTTTCTATATATCTTCTATTGACATATCTTGCGTAAGTCCTCTATCCGTATCTTCAAGAACATTGCAGAACTTAACGCCATCTATATACATATTACTTATAGTATATGTACTTCTTTTTGCTATTCTTTCTGATATTATATGCATAATTTCAATAATAATATTATACCTACTTGAATTGCTTGACCTATAGTACCACCAATTATAGTAGCTATCCAATCTAACCAATCCCATTTACCACCATACATTTTATCTTTAAACTCCATACCTGATGCTAGACCAGCTACGAATAGTATGGTGAACAGAGCACCTGGTACTATTGCGTACTTCAGGTGCTTCATTCTATTACTCTCTTTTAACCATTTAATTTGCATATCTTGTAGTTCTAGGTTGAGCGTCATAAACTATGCTGCCGAGTAAGTCAGCAGCTAAGTTCATGCCAAATTGTTTATCGTCATTATCTATTTCGTTTACCTTGACTAATACATACTACAACATAGTATATATGCCTTCTAATAACTCTCTATCAGTTAATAACTTCACATCCATATTAATCCCTCATATTAGTTGCCCATTGTTCTGGTATGCTACCACTATTAGTAATAAGACTCTTACTCATGTAAGCAAATACATTTTGTTTATTCGTATTAGTAAGATTATTTAGCCATGTCCAGAATTCTGGCACAGAACCTGTTGTAGAAGTATCTCCATAGAATAAACCTGTTATCTTCGTAAGATTCTTATGTTTAGATTGAGTAAACAGATTTGATCCTATCTTCTTCGGTCCTTGTCCCATCCATCCTCCAGTAGAATTGGTACTAGCTAATGCATATGATATATTCTGTAATATATAATTATACTAGAATGTAGTATCACTTAACTGTTGAACATCATCAGCAGAGCCTTGGAAGGTAGCATCATAGAATAAATAAGATATATCTGTAAGAGCCAAGTTCTTACTAAGTAAAGTAGAAGGTATAACTACTTTTGCAGGTATATATATTCCACAGAATAGTCCTGAAACGCTTTTTAATGCAGTATTGTTAGATAACATATCAGAAGGAAACATCTGTCCATTATTACTATCATCATTCCAAGTATACGGATTAATGCAATAACAATACGCAAACACATTAGTTAAACTGGATATGTTAGTAAGAGTTTTGAATATTCTATTTGGTATTCTACCATATATACCGTAGTTATATCTTTGCACTCCATTATCAGTTTTTCTACCACTGCCTGTGAGAACATTTGATATATTAGTATTAGTATTATTGACACAATATTTAAATAGATCTGATGGAACTATGTAATTCATACTATCTAATCTATTCTATCCTGCAGGACTAAGAGGGTATCGCATATCGTCTTCATTGAAGAATTCTGATGGAATATTAGGATCAATATCTGTTATAACACCAGATTGTATGTTCTGATACAAAGTACTGTTCTATATCAGATCCCCTAGACCATATACTCCATCATAATAATCAATATTCCATATTTTCTTGTAAGGACTATAGTTTGGATTCTTTATTACTCTATGTATATCCTTATTGGGATTATCAATATATTCTGGGGTAGAACCAGGATTATTAGGATCATACACTGGATTAGGTATTTGATCTCTAGGATCATATGCAGTATTTACTATAAATTCTGAAACATTGTAATTCTCATTAGTTATTATCAAATCTCCTGCGTCTTCAACAGTATTTAATTCTACTTGCTTTCTGATGTATCCTTCCGCATTAGGGCTAGAGAAATTTGCTAATACATACCGCATATCAGTTATACTACTTCTAACAGCTTTTATTGTTTCACTGTAATCAATAGTTTGTGGAAGTACTGCACCAGGATCATGTTCTCCTTCTTCAGTTATACCAAAGTTTTCAGTTATTCCTAGTCTAAGTGCATCTGCATGACTCCAACCAGTAGAAGATCTTACTACATCTCTTTCCATATAAAACAAACCATATGGAACTCCTCCTTCTTTTGTATAACTGTTTGAATCTTCATAGAATGCATACGCAACATTTGTAAGTTTACAATTAGTAAATCCCTTACCTGTTAACTTATACTTTACTAATTGATTTCTAAAGCAACCTGTTATCTGTACTAGATTTGAACAGTCCTAGAAAATGTTTCCCGGTAGTTCGTATACTACACCACTGGAATTAGGAATAGTTATGTTAGCAAAGAAACATGGGCACGCAATTAGATTGACAACTCCTTTAAACACATCATAAGGATATGTTTCATCAGACTCTCTAACAAATACTCTGTTTATACCAGCACCATGAAAACATGTAGCAGCCTAATCTGGAATCTGATTAGTATCTTCTGTATTACCTATGTATTGTAAAGTAAGTTTAATCTATCTAAACATACTATTGTGTATAGGGAAATACACCTTGTCTCCATCATTAGAAGTTATATAGAAACATCCTAATAATTTAGTTATTTGCCTAGAGAATAAATTACTACTATCAAATGCTGAATTACCACCAAATAGATTAATCAATGAACCTTTAGCTTTGATATTTCTGAAACTCCAACTAACTACTCTTAGTTTGTTATTATAAGCAAACAACGGACTATATGTTACACTATCGTCGGTACTTTCTGTATCGAAATTAAACCAACAACCATTGAACATATTAGCTATAGTATCTAGATTGGGAAGATCTCTTAATAATTTAGATGCTCTAGCATATGCTCTTCGTCCCTCTGCTACTTCTGCTGAAGTTAAAGTTTCATCACAGTTATCTACAAATATTATATTACTACCACCGTAATTGAACATGCTAGACAGATGTGCCAATTGTAAATATTGATTAGCACCTATCTATGCAAAGAATAAATCATCTATGTAGAAATTGCCAGCAGCAGTTTCGAACATACTGCTGCAGGATACTAACTTCTTCAAAGGGCTTAATAAACCATTGTATTCAGTAATTGTATCTCCAGTATGAGTAGGACTATACATAGGACCTGTCAGTCTAGTAGCATAGAAGGCATGCTAAGCATTAATAACATTACCACAATATTTAAATGTGTCTCTACTTAGAGGATTACTAAAATCTGTAATTACATTTGAACAAGAATGAAATATAGAAACAATGTTTTCGACATCATCACACATGTTCAATATATAATATACATCATATAAGTTTACTTTAGTTCCTACAAAGCAGCTACTTAAATTAGTAGTACCTATGGATATATTAGTCTCTAATCCTTGATTGTTATCCCACTATTCCTAGCCTTCTGTAGTATCTGTATCTGGACCGTACCATTGCCCTCTAGTTGGTTTAATAGTCACGTCTTCTAGTACATCGTGTATAAAGAAGTTAGGGCAAGTATTGAATACACTTCCTGATGTTAGTTTTATGTGTCCGAATACTCTGGTTAAACTAGAACAGTTATTAAAAGTAGAACTATTAACTGCGAAAGGATTTGTTTTACTATTCTTAAATTTTACATACTTAGAACTATTATAGTACATATACAGATTAGTAAAAGTAAATGGACTAAGATCTAGTATTCTTTCACCTGTAGATGTAGTAGCTACAGGATCATTTCCAAATTGAAATGCATTAATGTTACTTGAAGAAATATTTAATGTTTTCAATTTATTGAATCCTGGTGCAAATTCAATTACATCGGTAGTATTTGTATTATCTAAATTCAATTCTTCAAGATTAGGAGCTCCTACTAAACTAATACTTAAGTTAGCATTATTACAATTAGATAGGGTTACAGACTTGAGTGCATTAGCATTTGACACATTAAATGTGGCTAACTTATTACAGTTAGGTGCATAAATTCTTTCGAGCTTAGCACAACCAATAATATTGATACTAGTTAAGTCACTCAAATTACGTAAGTCTAATTCCGTTATTTGATTACAATTACTTACCTCTACTGATTGTAGTTTATTACATCCTGTAAAATCAATTTTACTAATAAAAGGTTGATCAGCTAGAGTTACTCTTTCTATCGCAGAATTTGTTAAAGTAAGAGCAGATAATGCGGCATTAGGTAGTGCTAATGAAGTTACACATCCATTTGATATATCTATTGTCTTTAGTTTGTTATAGTTCTATACATCTACTGGAAATGAGTTAACGCCACTGTTCCCTGACCAAAAACTAGTGTTAGACAAATTAATATGTCTAATATCTGAAACACTCTTGCCATCCTATCTCTTAACGAATATAGTAGCAAAGTCTATAGGGTTCGATGATAATGTACTAGTATTTTGTATATCTATTTCGGACATACTAGGTAGCGACATTGATGTCATGAAACCTTGAAATCTAATCTCGTCCAGTCCTTTCATATTACTTATCTCAGACATATTGTTTACTGTAATCTGAGTATTAAATGAAGATAAAGATGGCAGATATATATCTGTATCCACATTCTCTTCTATGTAATATCTAGTTTCACTACCTGCTGCATTACCTATATTCACAGTAAGTATAGCAGGACTATTCATCTTAATAGTTAACTTAGAGTTGTTGTTCTAAGCACCACCACACTTGAAAGAACCTTTTTCATTGTACGGATAGATAATATTATTATTAGCAAATAAGAATACTCCATCCATAAATGTCAATCTCTTCTTTAGCCAATCTCTTACAAAGTCATTACGAGTACCGTGCAAGAATTCTACATTAGCATATGACGCAGGGCTATTTTCATCTTTCTAATATTTCGTAAGATACTTAACTCGGTAGTCATAGTTGTATAATAGTTCTCCACAGTTCTTTGTCTAAGCACTAAAGTAGTTTTCAACAAACATAGAAGAACTAGTTAATAATGAACTATTGGTTCTCCATAGATCCCATAATCCATTATAATCACTTCCTGAATACACTCCGGTACTTATAAATCTACTATCTCTTAGAACATCCCACAATCTACTTGAATATTCATCATATCCGTTATTAGGATCATTCTATTTGATTATAAGAGAGTTTACACCTGTAGTAGTATCCGCATTGCTGAAACCATCTATATATGCTGTCTTAGCAACATTTTCTTCACCAGTGTTACTTACTCCATTTGCAGTATCCATATCATAGAAACATGGGTACCACTTATTCATATTCTAATCTGTAGTGGATCCTCCTACATTCCATGATCTTAACACCATATTCTTTCCTAATGAGTCTACAAGACCGAATACTACACATATCATAAAGTATGAATATGCATTTCTAATACTTAGTCTTAAAGTAAGATCATCGGCAAGAGCAGACCAGGATTGCTATGCAGGATATGTAGCTCCTGTTTTTTCATATCCTTTAGTTATAGTATTCCATCTGTATTTACTTATCTCTTCACCAGTCATACCGGCTAATGTAGTAAACAGTAACTACAGTCTCTACCATATATTATTATCAGTTACAGAAGTAGCATCTTGAGTAGCTCCATTATATTTAAATTCTCCTACATGCTATAATACAGTTAAGTCATCCTGCATGAATAGAGCAGTATGCTATATACCTTCTGGAGTCTCAATAATGTTAGCGTTATCTCCAAATTCATATGAGTAAATCTACTATTGATTAATACTACCAAAGTTCTCATTTACTTTATATGCTTCATACTTAGTAATGAAAGCAGGCAATGGTTGATCTACATATTCTCCAGTTACATTTTTAATCTTAGTAGTGAAGTTCTTTAAGAACTTCATACCCATGTTGTAATAAGCAGCACGTCCTAAGTTGAAAGAATATATACCCAACATCTCTTGAGTACTAGTACCATCAAATTGTATAAGTAGGATGATAGGGAAACCTTCCAAAGTATGTTTGATAGTTACCTCATTATGTACTTCACTAGGGGTTATAGAATCCACAGGACGTCTAGATTCCAATTCCTACATTGGAGGTGTCTTATCAAATAGTACATCTGCATTGTCATTAATCCACTTACCAATAGAAGCATTATTAGCATGAGCACTATCTACAACGTCAGCCTTCAATGTGAATTGATTCTCAGGCATCCAACTAGCTTTTGGTTGAAATAACTCTGGTCCAATAGATTTACCTTCATCATCTGTAAGTATTTTATTGAGAGCGATCTCTAAGTTCTTACTTCTGTAACCAGTAGAAGATGTACCTTGAATCTATACAGATACATCTGTAGTAGATACAGCAGATCCACTAGTTGAATCTGGATCAAAGTAACTAAGTGTACAACCATTGTACATAGTTGAATTAGGTCCAATAGCTTCATACACAGCTTTAGTAAACCCAGAATTGGAACAGTTTATTAATACTACTGGAAGAGGTGGTTTTCTATTGACATCACCAATAAGACTGTTAAAATTCAATTTAGCATATGTACCAGTAGAGTCATCCCAAAGAGTTGAAGAACTACTATTCTCTGTTATACTAAAGAAGTTCTTTAACTTTAAGTTGTTATACTCTGTAAAATCTACAGAACCTGTACTAGTTAATGTAGCTCTTACTCTAGCATTAAGTGCATTAATAACTATCTGTTTATCATTAAGAGGAGATCTAAACAAGTTCATTTCATAGAACTCTACATCGCTGAAGTTACTAGGTTTACCATTCTAGTAAGTACATCCTAAATATATCTTACTTGATGTACTCCAAGTGAAATTATCTTTTATCTCTCTAGCTACATTCAATACACCATTAACAAATATCTTAACTTCTTTATTACTTTGGTCTACTACAAAATCAAGAGTATTTACAGTGTTTTGTTGTATCTTACATGATATACTTTCCTTAATAGCTCCATCTGTGTACTTCCATATTACATCTTCTAGACTTACTATAATACCTTCTTGAAAGCTATTGTCTGATGAATAGTCTCCTATAAAGAATACAGTTCTGTCATTGTACGGATGTAAATCTGTTTTAAACGTAGTAGATATAGTAAAACCTAGTCTAGACCAGTTAGTATTATCTGCAGTAGACGCAGCGAATGGTTGTAAATCTACTACCCCGTATGCTTCTCCAGCCAATCTTAATTTACTCTATCCATTCTCATTCAAGAAGCCCGATAGTATACCATTAGTATCATATACATTAAGATTAGTAGTAACAGATTGTTCTTCTTGTTGACCAGGCATTATAAAGTTAGGTACAACGCTAGACCATATTTTAGCAGATGTTTCTTGAGGAAATGTAGCTTGTTTTATATTCCACTATGCGTACATGGTGTTGTTTGGATTCTATGTAGGAATCAAACTTTGATCTGCAGCTATGACATTACACCTAAGAATCGTATCAGTTATAGGACTACCTTTTTCAGACCAACATCTTAAAGTAATAATATAGTCTCCCAAGTATGATTCTTCTTGTGGAATAGACCAACTAAATACTTGAGCTTTACCTCTTAACACATAACTATTAGAATTGAAGTTACTACTATCAGCATCGAAGTTACCTATATCAGTTGTGATAGTACCTCTCTATATTCTGATAGCATAATATATAATTGATACTCCTGCTAAGTATGGAGTAAATGAAAATGATATATTACCAGACTATGCAAACTCTGTTGGTTCTGTTCCTGCTTCTATATCAGCTTGTGTAGTAATTCCATCTACCAATACTACTAGTGTTTGTCCATCTTCTACTACTACTTTATTAGTAACAGTATCTGATTGAATTACCTAAGTATCTACAGAAGTAGTAGCTTGCGCAGATATAGTATATGAACTACCAGCAGTAGGAGTAGCACCATTGAATAAGTCAAAGAAGTTTACATCTAATAACTTAGGTTCTACTGAAGTAAATTTTCCTACAGAATAACTCTTAGATATACCATTAGTTGTATTAGTAACTATAAGAGAAGTTTCAGAGCCTAATACCTTGTTAGTTATTTTATAAGTAATATTGTATGGTAAACCTATAGTAGCAGTTACAGAAGTTACGGAAGATTCTAGACTGATAGATGATTCTACTACAGTAAGCAAGTAAGGGCTTACTGAGATACCTTCTGTATTCTCAGCAGTAACAACAATACTGTGACTAGCTGAACTAGAAAATTCAGCAATATTAGGAATTTCTAATGTACCCTATACTGAAGAATAACCTACTTGATTACTTATAATAGTATTACCATCCAGTGATACAGATATGTTATACTTCTCATTAGGTTTAGTAGAACTAATAAGATAATGTAGTGTTAACTTAGTAGAAGTAGAATAGAGATAATGTACGCCTTCAGTAGTAACGATACTGCCGTCAGTAAGCTTGATAGAAGCAGTAGTTCCACCACCGCCTCCTCCACCACCAATAGTACCATTTAATACGACCCAACTTAGATTTCTTTTAGTCTCTTCTACTTTATCGTCCATATCCACTAATACCTGATTAACGGATTTAAAGGTCTGACCCTCTTCTAAAAAGTGAGGGTCAGTAACCATGATACCAGAAGCATTACCTGAAGAAATTATATCCCAAGTGCCGGTAGATTCATTATACTTTTTTAAATTCATTTTGTTATAACAATTATGTCATTACCACTATTAATTTCTCCGTTTCCACCAATTGCTGCAGGAGGATTACTGCTACTAGGAATATTAACATTATATTTACCAGCAGAAGTAAATAAGTAATTAATCTTTTTAGTAATACACTGAATATTACTAGCTGTTACTTTATAAATAGTATAGAAAGGATATCTTTGCCCAGCATTTACTTTAGCTGTAATATCTGTTTGACTAGTTTGAGTAATAGTAGCTGGGAAGAAGTAGTGATCCCAAGGAGTATATGGAGATGGTAACTCTTTATTAGAAGTGTGTTTATAACCTGTAGCTTGATTAGTAATATATACAGGCGCTGTTATCTTTTCTACTAACTCAAATGTACACAAGTGCTTCTAAGTCTTATATGCATCATTACCAATCCATGTAGATGGGAATAATTGACCTTCTAGTTGTGGATCTGAATTATCGGCAGCAAGAGTAGCAGTACCAAATGATCTTTGTAGCATCTTTGCTGTTACTTGGATAATAGGTTTCATAGTACTAGCTGGATTTTCTTTTAAGGGGAATGTAGCAGCATATGTATGTTTGTGTCCACCTATAGCTAATCTAATGTCATTCTCCTGACAGAATTTACTAAACCAGTACTTATTATCAGCTGTAGTATTATAGTTCAAGTGACTACCAGATCTTTCAATCTTACTATTCTCTGTATTATCCCAGTAAAAATTACTAATTACATTCTGAGTAATAATAGTAAATGGTAACTCATGAGTAAATGCTATCTTCCATGTCTTATCAGAATTCTTATTAATATCGTTCTGACACCATGTCTTCATATTAGAGTATACTAAACCGTTTGTACTTAGTCCATACACATTCTTCTCAGTACCATCTGTAATCTCAGAATTGATAGCCATGAAGTGTACATTGCCATAATTGAATGAATATAGAGAATCAATGAATACTTCCTTACCCTCAATGTTGAAAATAGGAGGATTCTCTTCATCCATTTCAAAAGTATAGAAGAATGATAAGTTCTTAGGATTAATCTTTGAACTGTCACCTCCATTACCCAACTGATAAATGTTGGCAGGACACAGGTCATTATTTCCAATTACTGGCATTTCCTCGAAATCCTTCATAGCTTGTCTACCTGTATAGTAGTCAATCCATTCGTTAACACGATTACCATTTTGAGTCATATCGCCAGTATTTACTGTGAACTCCATATCAGCTACATTGTCTTTGATGTATTCAGCAGATGATTTCCATATCTGATATTCATCCCATCTAAATCCCTATTGGTCTGATACTTGAACAAAGGTGAATTCATCTGATCCTTCACGTACAGTAAAATGTAATATTTCACTTTCGTAATTCTCATCTCTAACTACCTTGTAATCATATACTCCAGCACTTAGATTTTTGATTATTACTTTATGAGTAGTGAATGCTGTACCATCGGTAAACTCAGATCTAATTCTATTATAATACTTTCTAATACCAGATTCATTTTTGAATGATTCTACTTTGTTCCATTCTGATTCTCCTTGCTTCTTATACCATAAGAATTCGTCATGATACTCAGTAGATATCCAGTTAAAGCATCTAGTAGCATTAGGAGCAGTTGCTTGAATACCAAAAGTACATGTAATATAGTTCGGTTTAGTAGTATCTAGTTTGGTTTTATTATAGAATATATTTTTATGCTCATAAGTAGCCTTAGGAGTATAAGATTCTATCATAGGAATAATATCTTTAGTCAAATCTACGAAATACCAATCATTGGCATTATTTCTCTTATCCAACGATTTAGTAGCTTGACTTACTGGGTCCATACTATAATACTTAGTAAATAATCTGTTGGAATTGAGATAAGCATATGGATTATTTTCTTTAGCATCAATAGTATCTGCATCACCGGCATTTTCTTTATTTAATCCCACTAAATCTATATATCCTTTACTTACTTTATAACTTCCTCCAACATTACTATATGGAGATGCTACACTAGAAGGAGTATCACCCCAAGTAAGATAAAACTTTGCTTTAGTATTATCAAACTTAATTAACTGTCCGTCTTTAGCATACCATTCCATATCATAACTGTTTACTTTGATACGAGTAGTATTTGCATCCATTACTGAGCATTGCGCTCCTCTAATAAGAAATGTTTCTCCTTTTTTAATTAGCCCTTCAAGGGGAAGAACTTCCCAATTAGTACCACCACTAGAGTACTATAACGATAGCCCATTTAGATTAATATCCGCATCAGTTAGATTGGATAATTCTACAAAATTATGTGAACAGTAATTATAGCTATGTTCATCTGCAGTTAGTCCTCCGCAGTATAAACTATTAATATATAATTTCTGTAAATACAAAGAAGTTACATACACCCAGCCAGTACTAGGATCTGTTTGACCTCCAGTTGGTTCTGCTTGAGGTGTATCGAGTTCTTTCATGTAAACAATAAGTTTACCGTCATTACTTACCTTAACACGATAAGTTTGTCCACTTGGAGCTACAAATCCAATATAGTCCAGTTTATCTAAATCATCTTTAGTCATGCCTTCATCTCCTGGGTCTGGGTCTTCACCTCCACCACCTCCGGATTTATTAATCCATACAAGGTTACCTTCACTTTTAATATAAAGTCTCTGGGTATCGGTACACCACAATAATTCATTATTTAAAAATTTATCTTGATTATTTAATAGGTCAGTATACTTACCAGCCTTAATACACAAATGTTTAAGGTTAGGTATCATAGTTTCAGAGTATGCTGGATACTCAGGATCTCTAGCCGTATTAGTACCTATATATTTTAAGTTCTATTCTTCTGTATATTCTACAGGCTATTCTGGTTCTACACTAGTAATAGCATCAGCAGCATTATTAGTAAAATTTCCAGAACTTAATTGATTGTTAAATGCATATTCATATTTCTTTATCTGTTGTTGAATAGCATTAACTGCCTATATCAAACTCTATAAGTCTTCATTCACATATTCAGGAATTGACTTTTCAGAGTCATCTGCCCATATATCATTAGTATCTAAAGGCGGAGTATCTGATATAACAATGTTAGTACCTCCATCACCACTCCCGCCTTGCACTACTGACCAACCTCTACTATTATTTCTATTTTCCCAGCTGATTAATTGGTAATAAGCCTATGAACTCTGTACAAACCACCTCTAACCTATAGCATCATTATTAGTGTTATCTTTACTTTCGCTAAGTATAGAATCAGAAATAGTATACAGATCACTAGTAGTAAAAACCTATTTATGCCCAGAAACCTATGTCGCATTAATTGCCCCATAGGCTTTAGGGTTATTACTACCAATCTTCGACGGGAATGTGATTATACTCTCTGTCATTTAAAGTTTAATTTAGCATTAGTAAATGCTCCTGGATTAGCAGAAGTATATACTCTCATTGTTAATTTAAGTCCTGTATCAGTTGTAAATGATTCTTCACTATAGTTAAATGCTTGTGTAACGTTATAAGCATCATTCTAAGTAATAGTAGTTAGCTTAGGAAAATTACTAGGATATTTGTACACAAAATATTCACTGTCACTAGTAGTTATATTGGATATAGTTATGTTGTTAGAAGAAACTAATTGTTTATTCATATTACCTTCTACTCCATAATAAACAGGATATAGGAATGTAATTTTGCTATTTACTGTTTCTTCGTCATCTCCAGTAGCCGGTACTAACTGCCCATCTACTATTTCATAACCAGTTTTAGGAGCTTTAAGTGTTACATAGTAATTAGTATTAGATAATGTTTCCATCTCTACTGTAGGAGATTGTATTCCATCTTCTGTTAATTCAATAAACACATTACTTTCCATAGTTTCAGGATCTTTATAATTTTTCTTTGATTGCCACATATAGTTACCACTCCATTTATAGGTATCCCCTATTTCAGTATTAATGTTTAATGAATTACTAGTATTACCAGTTCTCTTATTAGTCCACAATACTGTCATAATTGGTTTAACTAGAGGAGTGTTTGTTTCCATTTCTCCTCCACCTCCGCCTGTAACTTCACTCCATTTAGCATTTTGTCTAGCATACTACTTACCATCAATAGGCGCTTCTTCTATACCTCCTCCTAATTGGAATAGGTTGTATATTACTCTACCGTGTAAACATTCAGGTTCTGTATAAGGAGTGAACAGATTACATATAGTAGTAAATCCTAGTGGAATGTCTGTCCCTATCTGTCTTTTGCAATGACAGATCATAGCTTTCAGCATCTACCGATCTTGAACGAAATCTACTTTACTAAGTAAAGATGTTAGTTCATTTACACAAATAGATGCTAAAACATCTCTGTAATTTATTTTAACAGAGTATCTCAATTTATTATCTACTTTTGTGACCATTATCCAAACGTTTTTGATACAGGGTTTTGTGTTCCAGAAGTGTATGCATCACTTAATTCGAAGTCCCATGGGTTTAATACATAGAAATAATAAAGTACAGGAAAACCTCCTATAACTATAGCAACATCTAATTTGCCATACTATTTCACAAACACATTAGAATATTCATTTCCACCTGGAAAAGTATACGCTGGAAATATACGTCCTACAATATTATTAAAATCTAATACAGAGCCGGACAAATTAATTACATGGAATGTAGTTAGTACTTTTCCTACTAAAGAGGAACTATATGTATATGACGGTAGTTGTATACGCATAGTATTTGGTGATGTTCCATTTCCAGTAATAGTTATGTATGTATCTCCTTCTCCAATAGCTAATGTATTAGTATCACTTCCAGATAGTTCCACTTTGTACCAATTACTTGCCATACTTCCTTTGAAAGTACCTCTATTAATTACGACATCTCCAGTTCTACCATTAATCTAAAGATTTGGTATGAAAGTAGTAGGTAGTAATGTCACAGTAATTTTATTATCTAGGCTTGTACTATTAGTATACAAAGAAAGACTGGCAGAGCCTAAAGAATTGTATACAGAACCGTGTAATTTAATTATACCAGATGTTTGTATATAATCGTAGTTACTTGTTCCACCATCTTCTGTGTAATATTTCCATATTAAATATGCGGAAGTACTTCCTTGTGCGACTCCCGAAACTTGTACATAAAATTCTGGAATACTTTGACCACTTGTTAACTTATCAGATAGTAAAGTTAATGTACTATTGGATCCCTATGTTATGTTAATAATATTATCTGTAAATGAGACGTATGATACTGAACTTTTAATCCACATGGATGTATCTGTAAACTTGAATGGAATTGAATCATTACCAAAATCTTCGTAATTATCTACCTCATTATATAGGTAATCCACTCCTTGCTGACTGAACATGTAATCTCCGTTGAATACAAAACTACCTATTGTACCATTATTTGCAATCAGTAATTTCGTATATATAGCTTCAAATCTTTCCATTGGTATCCAAGTAGCATGTTCGCCGTATTGTTCATAGTTATCTGCAGGAGTTTTACCATCATTCTATGAACCAGTCCAACTAGTGGTTACGTTCATAACATAATATGTTTCTCCATATAATACGTATGGTGCTTTAGTATCAGTAGCTGTATAAGTTACTGTAGCATCATATATACCAGCAGGATATACAATTCTACCATCTCTACCGTCTTTTCCATCGGCACCATTAGTACCATCTGCTCCTCTAAATAGACTCCAAGTATAGACCATTGCATCTGTACTTTCAGATGCTGTATCTTTATTTACTGCTATACCAATATACTTAGTATTCTAATTAGGTATATCATATATAGTACTAGATGAAGAAGAAGGCATAGTGTCTGCGTACTTAATCCAAGTGTATAATGTTTTACCGTCTTCTCCAGCAGGACCAGCTACTCCATCTTTACCTGTTATCTTTGACCATGTATAATCACTAGGATTATTACTTTCAGATGCTGTTTTTTTGTTGTAAGCTAAGCCTATATAACTTTTACCATCAGGACTATTGCTTATACCTGTACCATTTGCATCTTCTGCATATCTAATCCAAGTGTATAATGTTTTACCATCCTATCCTGCTGGACCTGGTACTCCTTGTGGTCCATCATTACCTGTATCCCCTTTATCTCCTTTATTCTTCTGCCATTTATATACTAAAGGATCCTACGAATCTGCTACAGTATGATCAGCATAAGTACCTATGAATGGTTTCATAACAGTATATCCACTAGTAGTGAATCCGTATACCTATGCTACGTTGCCCATACTATCTGTTACAACATTGTCTGCAAATGCTATATGTACATATGCGGAATCACCAGCTGGACCTTTGATACCACCTATATTATTCCATCTTAATCCATCCCATACATATAAATCTCCATTTACTACATAGGCATCTCCAGGTTGAGCTGATTCTGGCAATTGATCTTCTGATGCTACTTCTCCTTTTATATTGACAGATGTACCATCATTCCCATCCTTACCTGGTTCTCCTTTCTCTCCCCATTTTGCCCATAAAGCAGGATTACTGAATTCACTCCAAATTCCTTCTTTGTACTTTCTAACACATACCCACTCATACATGTTATTCTCATTTACACCAGTAGGATCATCAGTCCATCCTTCAGGTACAAAGTCATCTTCCTGACTTACTTCTGTAGGTCTATCTGGAGATAAGTTAGTAGTAGTTCTTTTGTATATATATTCTACTCCATCTCCATCTTTACCGTTAGCTCCCCATTTAGACCATACTGTTGGACCATTCCAATCAGACCATAAATCATCAGTTTTAGTTCTGACACACATCCATTCATACTGATTAGATTCACTTACACCAGTAGGATGATCTGTCCAACCATCTGGCGCACTACCATCTTCATTTACACTACTAGGCTTATCAGAACTATTTGGTACTCTATTAGATACCTTATAAATGAATTCTATTGATTTGCCATCCTATCCATCTTTACCGTTTTCACCAGTTATCCTAACTGGTGTAGACCATTCCCCTTGAATAGTTCCAGCAGTCTAAAATACTGCCCATGACATCCAGATGGTACCAACCATGTTTTGATCTGTTGTATACCAGCCTGTTGGAGGAGTAAATACATTAGTATCTGAATTCCAACTACCACCCACGGGTTTGCTTGGTGTAGTTTCACTAGACTTAAAGACGAATGCAGTAAGATTAGATGAAACATTTGTCCCATCTTGACCATCTTTTCCAGGATCCCCTTTCTCACCCTTGAATTCACGCCACTTACCTGTAGACTAATCAATAGCGTTGCTAGCATTAAATTTGTAGTGTTTATCTGTTGATATACAATAAGATATATGCCCTTCATCAATGTCCTCATCACGAACATTCTTCATTTCTTCTAGGGTATCGAATTGATCTCTGGCGAAATTAGGTAGTTTACTTCTATGTTCAAAGTTATCTATAATTTGTATCATATATCTTTTAATTAAAGATTATTTTGTAATTTGTTACTGTAGATGGCGTTTTGAGAACATATACATAATACATCTCGTCATTAATTGCTATCTCAGTATAAACATAAGAACCGTTCAAATTCTGATTACTCATATCTCTGATATCAGTTAGCATACCAAATGCTTTTGGATATGCATAACAGTTCTTCTAAGCATTCTGTGTAAATGTAGGAGTAGCGTAGGTCTTAGTGTTCTTTATAATATCACCACTACTAAGTTCTTTCACTAGTTCTTCTGTAGGTACAAAGTTACTAGGAACTACTCCAAAGTATGATGGATTAACAAATCTTGCTGTAACTGTACCAGTATACTCGATTCCATCTTTAGTGGCTTTGATCACATAATCAGTATCTACACCTACATCTAGGTATGTCTTACTAGTCTATGAAGGAGCTACAGACTCTCCATTAATAGTTAATGTATCAGGTGTAGCAGTCGTAGTACCTTGTACAAATGACCATCTAACAGTAACTGAAGAAGTAGTGCCTTTCTTATATACTCCACCTCCACTAACTGTAAATTTATATGGGAACATAGCTTCTTCCAATCTCTTTACTCTTTCTTCTAAATCACTAAGGTCTCCTCCACTTCCTGTACCTGATTCCTACCAAGTACCATCAAATGTAGCATCTCCTTTATTACTTATAGTACCATATGCCATAGTATCTGTACCTACTACAGTACCTGCATTTAAAGTACCACCTTTGAAGTATATTGCACACCCTTCTGGTATAGTAATAGTACTACTACCTAAGTAGAAATCATACTCTACTACGTATAAGGTATTAGCTTGACTGAAGTCTTCCTATGTGATTATATTGTCTTTTCTCTTGCGTAGTATAACATAACCCATACCGCTATTCTGTGTAGGGTTATACTCTTTATTTGCAAATTTAATACGTAGATTCTCATCTACCATTAAATCCTCATTATCAGCTGTAATTATGCTTAATGGTTGCCAATAGGTCTTATTGTCAATACTAATGTTAGCTGGTACATCTTTAATGGATATGAAAGATCTATATGCAGAGTCATATACTAAGCATAGTCTATCATATGTTCTAGCACTATCGTGTAGACCATCTGTTGTTAAGGTTACTTTACCAAGTAATTTTGTGTATTCCATTGTAAAACAGTTTAGTATCAGGTTTATTGAAATCCGTAACCTCTTTATCATGGAACGTAATCTATTGATCAGCTGGGTCCACTTCTACTTCAGGATATTTAACATAGTCAGATATTATTACTAAATTACCTTTGTAATCTACAGTTACATAGAAGAATTGATTAAGAGGTTGGATGCAGTTTTTATTACAGGGAACACATCCCGTTAAAGCACACTTTACATTCCTAGCATCCATTATTATCACATTTTTTATTAACATTAACGCCCATTAAGCGCACCAAATCTAAATAATATTGCATAGCTTCTTTATTATGAGAAGTAGCAATAGCCTATTCTAAAAGCTGTCTTTTAAAGACTAATATCATTACCTTCTGCATTTGCTTATCATCTAAGCAAGTATTACAATAACTATGTAACATCTTTATCTCTGCTTCATATAACGTATTAGGATCGTAGATTATGCCATCTATGTAATCGTTAACATAATTCTCTGTAGTACAATATAGTTTGATATACTTCATGTTAGAATCAAAGCTACTAATTATATCAGAAGTAATAGATACCTCATAAGCATATACAGTAGTAACTAGCTCTGGTTCACCTTCTCTAACAATTGGAGTTACAGATATGGCACTATTCGTAGAATCAAATACATAATCTTGCAGCTTAGGATCATCACTATACAGGTTCTTAATATTACTGCATTCATTTATGTATACTATTACTTGTGAACTATTGGTAATGGATACATCTGCTATAATATTAAACTTTAGTATGTTATCTTTTATATTTGCATCAACTATTTTATTCATATTATAAAAATAAAAAAAGTGGAGTGGGAAGGAATAATCCAACCCGCCCCACTTAGTTATTACAGTAATTTATTATTAGGCTACTTTACCTGCGATAAATGCTTCGATACCTTTAGCAACGATAGAGGTAGCGAAACCACTTGAATGCTTAACATACAGTTCAGTAGTAAGCGGAGTAGTTTTGATATATTGGTTATCGTTACTCAGATACAAATTATCGTTTTCGATAGTAATGTAGTCGTAAGTTGCACCTTCTTCTACCATTCTAGCCTGTTCTACTTCAGGATAAGCTCCAGTAAATACATGACCTTGGTAGCCCATGAAACGTACTTCAGCATCACGTACTTGTTTCCAGTAACCTTTACCAGGATTACCAGGAGTCTTAACGATAGTAGCACCAGGGATTGCAGTAGGCTGATTAGCCAGCAATGCACCAGGAACAGTAGTATACAAGGTAGCTTCCATGCTAACTACAGAGTATTCACTCAATGAGTAAACTCCTTCATTATCGTCTTTTTCCATAGCTGTCAAAGTAATAACAGCAGCAGAAGCCTGAGCTTGGATTCTACGATTTTTGTGTTTGTTAATCTTTTTAACAATAGCAGCTGCCAAAGCTTCAGCATCAGCAGAATCAGCATATACTTCATAAGTATGTGTGAACTGACCTGGAGCTTCATAGATATCTTTGTAAACCATTCTCAGAACATATCTATGACCAGCAACGATAGTAGCGTCAGTCAAAGTAATAACAATTTTGTCCTGAACAGGTGCTACATATTCACCAATAACTGCACTCGGTTTAGAAGCTTTTTGGATTTCATTACCGAATTTAATATTAGCTTTCTGAGCAACTGTACCATTTGGCATAGTTACATTAATCTTATTTTGAGCAACTCCTACGTAAAGAGAAGTAGCATTAACTGCATCAGCAGCAGTCTTAATGATAGCTCTATTCTGGTCGAACAAAGCAACGTCGCCTGCACTCAAAGCATCAGCAGTTGTATATGATGCCGGCAGATTCTTACCAATTAGGATATAATCCACATGTTGAAGCATAATTATATATTTTATTTAGTTTAACAATGTGCGCTCATGTAAACTTTTTTGTTCATGTACTACTTTCCTTATTTCAGATTTCCACGCCCATGAACGCGTTTATTATTCGTCAGATTTATCTGACTATTTAGTTGAAGCCGCTTCTGACAGATATAGTCTAACTGCCGCATCAACAATTTCTTGGTGAGTTACTTCTGGTAACTCTGTATATTCTTTTACCAAATCCTTACCTAAATCTTTTGCATTTCTTAAGTAAGTAAGTATATACTTAGTAATACCATAATTTCCATCAGTAATCAAGACTATTTTGTTCTCCGTATATAAGCGAACAGGTCTGGCTTGATTGTGGTGGAGGTGGTATTCTGACAAACTATTTTCTAGAATTCTGTCTACTGTTTCTATGGTAGCTTCTAATACGTCCCTGGTTCTAACTACTAACAATGGGCAAGCATTAGAATAAATATCAATAAATGTTTCTTCACCTAGTGCAAACAAATAGTTATTTGGATAGCTAGTTGACCATCTATTATCCTCTACCATAAAGTCAGATTTAGTATAGATAGTCTTATCTACCAATGTACGTAATTTATCAGTTATCTCTTGATTCTGCTGAAATACTCTATACAACTATTTCACATACTCATCTTTAGCACGATTTATATATGAAAAGATAGTATCTGAATTAAGTTTAGTAGTAGTATTATACCCAGGTATTAAAGTCTACAACTATCTTTCAAACTGTATTTGAAAATCTCTCTCACGCATAATTATTCAGATAATTGGTTTAACTATAACTTTCCAGCAGTTCTTTGTGATTCTATATTCTCTAATGCCAGTACTACAGCTCTGTTTATTACTTCAGTCATTACATCATTAGGTAAATCTAGCTCTTCGTCTGGCTTAGTATAATCAAAAGGAGTAGGCTTCTTTATATAAGTAATATCAACAGCATATTTATTATCTGTAGGTCTATATAACTCATCTTCCATCAATATAGGATCAACATATATTAACAGTTGATTATCCTCTATTGCAGATACTGGGTATTCTACCCATGGAGTATTATTATATGTCTACTTAAATAATCCAGCTGTATTATGATCTACTAGTAAACAGTTAGTAGGATAATTACCATACTTCAGCATTACACTCCATATAGTAAGTCTTTCTCCGTCCTTATGCACATTATCTAATACGAATTCATTAAATTCGCGTCTATTAGCAGTTACATTCTTATCTGTACGTACTAATGCATCTAGTTCTGATATTCTCTATTGAGAACCTTCAAATCCTACTTTAAGTACATTGTTACCACTAATCTTATTACTTATGATCTCATCCTATCCTTGGTTAAGAAATAAGTCTATTTCCTATGGTAAAAATGCGGGAGCACCACCGAAGGCAACCCCCTAAGCATTCTTATCAAGGATAACTTTAAACTAAATATGTGCAGTACGATTATTCATTATTTAGACTTAATTTCATTAAGTATTGCCATCTTAATATCATTATTCTTTTTATCTTTCAAATAAGCAACTACATCATCAAGACCATTACCAATCAAGTCTGTTCCAAAATAATAGTTAGCTCTATTCTTTCTAATAATGTTTTTAGAGATAGCTTCTTCGATTACGAAGTGAATTTCTTTATTAGGGTTTTCAACCCATTTCATCATAAAGTTCTTAGGTGAGTTTTCGATCTGTTCAGTCATCTTAGCTTCAATAAGCTCATTAGACATAGTATCAGATTTAATACCATACAGTCTCAAACACTTACGCATATCTTCAATAGACATCTTATCCATCTCTCTATATGCATCACGTTTAACTTTATTGATCTTGTTAGCTTCTTCAGCTTCACTATCCTTATTAATCATTACATAGTCACTAGATGGTTTAATGTTATTAAGACCGTTAGCTACTCTTTTATGACTTTTAAGGAACAAATATTGCAGTTCATCGTAAGGATTTTCTGTATGCAAGATCAAATCTTTTTTACCAATCTGACATGCGAATGTCTTCCAATAATTACTATTTGGAGAGAGTTCTCCTTCCTGATAACCAATTTCTTTTTCTAGACGTCTTGCTTGTTCTTCAGTAAGACCTGTATAACGATTACCTGATCTTGTCCAATAAGATCCAACATAATCAAAACATGTGGGCCATTTAGTAATCCCGGTCCAAGGATTTGTTTTAATGATTCTAACGATTACTTCCATAATATCAAATATTAGATTATCTAGTTAGGTGGGGCCCGAAGGCCCCTTTATTTTGGATTCCAGAGTGTAAATTACTCTGCTTCCATGATAAGTTCACCACAAGCTCTTGGGTCTCTCAACATGATACCCATTTCGCCCAGGAAGTAAACGGTATAACCGTCCTTACCATTAGATCTCAGAGTATTGATTGATTTACCATAACCTGACGGAAGAACAGCACCACCAGTAGTCCAAGTAACGAATTCACGATCTTTACGAACTACTTTTACGATGTTAGCTTCACCATCACGTCTACCAAGATCAAGGAATGTCATACGATATGATTCCAACGGTTTCTTAGTAACCGGATGCAGTTTACGGTTGTACATCAGATCATCATACAATGGGAAGTATTTCAATGTGAGTTCAATACCGTTAGTCATCTTGAATGTCTTGAACTGACCACCAAAAGTAAGGTTATCACCAGAACCTGTTACGAATACTGTATCAATCAAGTTCATGTTAACAACTTTTTCTTTCAGGATTCTGTCGAATTCTCTCATACCCATTTCACCAGTCAAGGCAACAAACTTACGTTCGTTAGTACCAAGTACATTGTAAGACAGGTCGAACAAGAAATCTTCCAACAGTTCTGCAGTCAATTCAGTGTAATAACGTCTGTTAGACGGAGCAATCTGTTCCAACAAACCAGCACCGATAAATACCGGACGACCGTTAGTACCTTTCAAGTTACAAGAACCATCTTTGTTTACATTGTTTTTCATGTAAACCAACATTCTTTCACATCTCTTATACCATTCTCTCATGGCTTTCCATTCCTGATAATCTGCCCACAGATAAGATTTCTTACCTGTTTTCGGATCCTGCAATGCAATTGCCATTACAGTAGAATAAGCTGAACCAGTAATATCATAGTTAATACGAATTGTCGTCAGATAATTACGCATTTTAAAATGAGTACTATAGTTCAGGATATCACCTTCTTCACTGTATTCTTCTACAGCAGAAGCAAGACGAGATACTTGACAACCCGGAGTCAACAGATCTGCAGGGATATAAGATGACGGCTGACCATCAGCTACGAAACAAGTGTATACCCAAAGATTACCATCTTGGTAAGGAGCACCTGCTACACGTACTTGGTATTCTTTATCATCAAATTCCAAGATTGCAGTAGGACCGAACCAGTTATCTTCAAGCCACAATTGGATAGGAGTATTTCCCAGACCTGGTGTAGAATCTGAAGTAATAGCTGCACCATTCCATCTTGCATCTCTAATAGTTACTGCTCTGTCAGCATCAATCATTACGTTCCATTCCCAGCTCGGTTGGTCAATAGTCATTACGTTACCAAGACCACCTGTCAACATATCCAGGGAAGTGTTGTAACCGCTATCCTTAGTTCCAAATACATAAGACAATACGGTAGCAACCTGATACGGGTTCTATTGCGAAGCTGCACTGATTTTGGCAGTGTCAATCAAGTCTGAAAACCATTTACCTTTGTATAAAACTAAGTTATTTAGAATATTATTATCCATAAAATACTAGTAATTTTAATTTATT